GATGAAAAATGTCCCGCAAAAGTCCCTGAAACAAAAAAGCCTGGTCATCACTGACCAGGCTCTAATGTTGGGATTATTTGGTCGGGACGGAGTGATTCGAACACTCGACCCCTTGCACCCCATATTAGCAGCATACGAAATGTAAGCTGTTGATTTTAAAGCGATATACACCCTAACAATACACGCAAATATCGAGCGTTTTAGGCGTTTCGCAAACGTAGCAATGCGGCCTCCAGCGGAGGTTTTGCGCATCCTTCTCGCCCGTTCTGGGCACATTCACCCTCCCCCTTTCGACACCTTTTCCACGTACGCCTGGCAGGCCGTCAGGGCGATGATCGCTCGGTCGCCTCGGTTGGCGATGCCGACAATTCGTTGAGCAGCTCCTGGGTCAATGTCGGCTCGGCCGGCGCCATCCACCAGGCGTCCGGCGTCGGCGGACGTTGGCACTCCGTTGCCACTGCCACCACCTGCGGCGGGGTTGGCGACGAGGACTGACAGCCGGAGCTCAGCAGTAGCGAGGCTATCGCGCAGGCGGGCAGCAGTTTTCTCAGCATCGGTCAGCTTCCTGTATTCATTTTGGGAGGATGCCTGCAGCTGCTGCTCGAGCAGCAGGCGTTGCTCCTGGTTGCGTCGTTCCTGGGCGGCAGCCGCACGGCCGATTTCGGCCAGGGCTGCGGCGTGCAGGTCATCGCGCTTGCTGAGCTGGCGTTCGTGCTCGAGGGCCTGATCGCTCAGCTTCAGGCTGTAGCTCTTCTCCTGGTAGCGCCAGGCGCTGCCGGCGGCCAGGGTCATGAACAGCAGCACGGTGGCCAGCACAGCAATGGCCTTGCCGGGGATCAGCTTCAGCCAGGTCATGCCAGTGCCCGCCTGATGCCTTCCTCGATGACTTCCGGCTTGTATGGCTGCGCGCCGTTCTCGTGCTTGATGATCGACACAACGAAGGTGCGGAGCACGTCGGGCTTTCGCACATCGATGATGTCGTCAGCCCTCACGCGCAACGCCTTTGCCACTGAGGCGATGTAGGCATCGGTGTCGTTCTCGTGCCCGGGCGCCCAGCGGTTGATCGTTTCACGGACTGTATCGATACCCGGGCCACCGACCCCCGGCATGCCGTCCTTGCCACGGTAGTTGAGCAGCAGCTTGCCCAGGGCGCGGATGCCGTTCTCTGGCTCGTCGAAGCGAGCGAAACGCGGGCGAGGAACGCCGAGCTCCAGGCCGAGCTGACCATTCCACTTGTTGCGCGGGTTGAAATCGATGTTGCCAGGGTTGTTGTTGCGGATGCCGCGACTGATGCTCATGGTTTTCTCCGGGCATGAAAAAGCCCGCACAGAGCGGGCTTGGGCTGAGGGTTGTGGTCAGGTGAATCGGATCGAGTGGCTCAGCGAGGAGCCGCCGAATGGATCCGGGACGTTAGCGAATGCCAGTTGGTAGCCGTTCTGGAATGTGGCATCGGCTTTGCGATAGGTAACTCCGTCGATCACCATTGTGGTGAACGGCACGGAGTCTCTTGAGGCGAACGACCCAGGCGAGTTGCTTGTACTGCCCTCGCCGCGGACGTAAAGCAGCAGCGTGCCGAGACTTCCGCCGCTGCTTGCGAACTGCAGGCTGAGGATTTCCCCCACTACCCCTGGGGTGCCTCCAGCTCCTGGCACAACGCTCAGGCTTGCCGGGGTGGTGCTGCCGACCTGTCCAGGTGAAGAAACCCACGAGTAGGCGTTATATCGCCTACTTGTCCCGTCGACCACCAGCGCCGCCGCCGTGGTGGCGCTCACAATCGCCGAGTACGCCCCCTCTCCAACCGCGTTCTCAGCGCGCACCCGAAACTGATACGCCGTACTCGCCAGTAATCCTGTCACGATGCGACTAGTCCCGGTCTGGGTGGTATCGAACACCCATGAAGAGTCTGCCGCGCGCTTGTACTCGATCCGGTAGCTGATCGTCGGAGTGCCAAGGGTAGCAGCCTGCCAGGTGAGCGGAACGCTGGAAGAGTCAGCAGGCCCAGCCGCAAGCCCCGTCACCTGCCCAGGTGCGACAGGAGGCGTATAGCTGATCTGCCGCACGAGGCCGTATAGCCCCGACCTCAACCCGGCCACCCAGGCGTGAAGGCAATCAATTCCTCTGCCGTCATCGACTCAATCTGCTGCTTCATCTCCCGCTGCCTCTGGTGGATGGAGAAACCGCGCTCGACGATGGCCAGGTTCATCGCGGCACCGATTTCCCGCAGCTCCCCAATGGTCACCGGCACGTCGTTGTTATCGTGGTCAGTCCAGAAGAACCCATCAGGAAGGACACCGAGCTTTAGCAGAGGCTCGATGCGTGATTGACTCTTGAGTCCGGCGTCCCATGAGCGGTTCTGATGTTCGAAAACCACCTCAACAGCCTCTTCCGCTGAACGCCACCGCTCAATAGATGAAAGGGCGCCGTCGTAAGGGTTCTGAGGGCCGTTGGTCATTAAGTGAACGCTGACCTCTCTCTGCCCAAGCAACTCGAAGGCCTGATCAATCAGGTGGTCTTGGGAGCCGTCATCTTCGAATGCATGGATCCCGCCGTCTCTATCCCTGAAGTATTTCATCATCTGAGCTCCCACCAGTCATAAAGCGGAAGAGAGGCATTGAACTGAACGACCTGGTAGGTAGCGCCAGTTGGGATTACAGCCACAGCGCAGCTGGTGTATAGGCCAGACGGCGCATAAGCGTTGTAGATATCCATTCCGTTTATTTTCAGGCCAAGCCCCCCATTGTTTGCACTGGATGGCCCACCAAAAACGGCGATTTGAATAGGCCGCCCTGTCGAGTTTGTGAAGGTAGTGGAGTAAGCCCGGCTCGCCTTGTAGGAAGCCCAAGACTGGCCGTCCCCGACTCCTCTTGGTCTATTTTCCAGCGCTGAAACTCTGGTAGCGAGGTCAGCGGCTCCAGCGCCAGCCTGCCAAACTGTTGCCCCACCATCGTCCGTGTAGAACGACTGCACGGTCACCGCGTTTGCGCCGGTAGCCGGCTGCACAGGCATCCCGCCGCCGTCGGCCTTTACGCTGGCCGGAAAGGAGACAGCGCGCCCGCCGGTGGCGTCTTGCACCCAGGTGACGGTGAACACCACCACGCGTCCGCTCGGCACGTTGGCAAAGCTGAGAGCGATGACATTCTGATTGAGCGCCACGCGAAAGCCGGCGGGCGTGGCCAGGTCGATGACCAGGGCGCCGCTGGCGATGGCCGGGGCTTTGAGGGCGTCCCACTCGGCAGGGACGTCCAGCCGATCACCCGCCGGCAGCTGCTTGAAGCGCCCGCCGGCGAGGACCACAGGACGGCGGGCGGCCATTACAGGATCACCGGCGAGTATTCTACGGTCACCAGCTCGGTCTCCGACTTGGCCCGGCCCAGGTACTGGCTGACCTTGTTGGCATTCGCCACGTCCGCTGCATCCAGCGCGGCTGAGACCACACCGCCGGCGGTACCCAGCCAGTATTCAGCGCCTGCGGTCAGGCCGGAGCGAGCGGCATTCGTCACGTTGAGGCGCTTGGCGGTACCGGGGGCGCCGTTGGCGACCGCGGACTCGACGAAGCCCCAGGCCTCACGGCCGTTGCTGTTGTCCGCCTTCCGCATCGCCAGCGCACCTGCGTTCGAGTACAGGTTAATGAAGTCACCAGGGCTGAGCGCCTCGCTGGCGGTAGCCACCACCTGGTTGGCGCCGATGCCGGCCGGCAGGAAGCTAGGGTCGAGTTTGCCGGTATCGTCGGCAGCAATGAGCTTGCCAGCGTCGGCCGCGCCCTGACTGGTTTGGATGCCCAGCAGCTGCTTGAACTTGCCGCCGACGATTGCCACGAAGCCTTGTACAGCCATGGTGTTACTCCTCTGCCAGCGCGATCGGCTGGTCGATGTTGATGATGATGCGGGTGGATGAAACGGCGTTGCCGATGAAAAGCAGGTGGCCATCCAGCGGCGGTATCTGGGTCAGGGTGCCGGCGGCGCCGAGCCATACCGGCCCGGGCTGCCAGTTCCAGGCGGCGTCATCGAGCGGGCCGGACAGCTGCAGGTTGACGAGCTCGCCCATCTCGACTGCCGTGAGCGTGACGCCCGCCACTTGGTCGATATGCTCGGCGTCCTGCAGGTCGAGGTAGCGCACCAGCCCGGACCATTCATAAACCACGCGCAGGGCGCTGAGCTGCTCGCCGGCGAGGCGCTGCACAGCAGAGCCACCGGCAGGGCCTGGGTCACCCTGGCGGCCCGGCGGCCCCTGCTCACCGCTGGCCACCAGCACCGCGCCCGTCTGCTGAGGCTCGGCCACCAGCACATGCGGCACGGTGTCGACGATCACGATCGGGCCGTCAGCCATGGCAGCAGCCTCCGCTGAGGGTCACCTTGCCCTGCAGCCAGCGCTGCACGCTGCCGTCGCTGAAGGTGATGTCCAGGTTGTAGCGGGCCTCGCTCCAGTCGATAGCGGCCGTTTGCTCGGCAGTCATCTCCAGCAGCAGGCGGCCGAGGCCTGTGATGGCCAGTCCGCCGTTTGCCGTGCTGAACACCAGCTCGGCGCCCTGCTCCGGCGTGATCACCAGCTCGGCGCTGCAGCCGGTGAGGTCGACGGGCAGCTGGTAAACGAGTGTGCCGCCGGTGGCGCGCTGGCCCAGGCCATTGAGGTCGTTGTACTCGATGGTGTCCGCATCCACTGGCATGGCGATGCGGAACGGCTCGCGGGCCTTGTCGCGGTTCAGGGCCGACCACTGGCTTACGCCCTCGATCCATGTTGGCCACTCGCCCGGCAGGCCGTGCGCCGGCACAGTGATTTGCAGCGGCGCGGTCGGCATAATCGCGCTGATCGGCCGGTAGGTGTAGGTGGGCTGCATCAGCAGCAACGGTTTGCGCAGCGTGGCGCCTTTTATCACGGGCAGGTCTAGGCAGGCCGGCTGCATGGCTGGCTTCTCCGTTTATGGGGCGTCAGTTGAAGGTAAGTGTTACGCGGCGTTGCTCGCCGGCAGCCCAGGGCAATGCGGGAACATCGACCGGCCAAAGCCATTGGCTCTTGTTGGTTGGCTCGTCAAAGCCGTAAGTAGCCGAGGTGTTGAGAAACTGATATCCGTCGAGGTCCACTGCCTGAAGAGTGCCTTGAGGTATCTCGCCGGCCAAGGCGATCACGAAAAAGCTGCCCGCGCCTTCGTACTCCGCGAACGCTGTTACGAGCACGTTGGCCGAGCCGATCCCGGGTACATCCACTACCGAAGGGTCAACAGCACCGACGCTTAAATCATCGTAGAAACCATGCAGGGTCTGGCCCGCCTCGCTGAATTGGCCGACCGTGACCGAGATACCTGCACCACCTTCAAGCGCAGTAACACGCGCTTCAAGGCTGCTGATGCGCTGGTACAACTCAGCAAGCATTCCTGCGGTGATGCCGGCGTAAATCACGCTGCCCTCTGGCCAGCCTTGATCGAGCGTCCCCTCGAGCCCGCGGGCCAGCGTCGCCTCACCTCCTTCAAGCACAGCCTCGACGATTTCCCAGCGCGTTGCCGCCGTCCCGCTGTCGGCGATGCTCAAGCGGTAGCGGCCATCGGCCAAATCCAGCGCGATGGAAGTCACACCAGCAGCCAGCGTGACCGGCTGCATCCAGTTGTTGATGAAGTTCATAGGGACCTCAGGTGTAGCAGATGGGGGCGATGTCCACGCGGAGTTCGCGGGTGACTGGGCACCAGCTTCCGAATAGGTTGCCTTGGTGCGTAATGTCTTGAGTGGCCGGGCCGCTTGGGCTCAGCGCTTGCGTGACGTACACGCTGCCGCTCCAACGGCTCACCGGCGCCTGCACCACGTTGCTTAGCAGCAGCAGCGACATCTCCATATCAACGCTCTGGCCGTCGGCCAGGTACCAGCTTTGAAGGAGGAGCTGCTGGCCCACTCGGGCCAGCGTTGGCACACCGCCGTCTGCCACCCAGCCCGACGAATAGGTGCTTGTGCCTTCGTCCGTACCTGTGGTCGGCCCGTCAACATCACCGCTGGGCGAGTAGTAATAGGAGAGCTCACGGGTGTAGCTGAAGACTCTCGTCCAGCTTGCGGTCTCATCCAAGACCAAGGTGCCATTGCGATACAGCCTGATGAACGCCTCTTTGAATTCCTCCCCCGCTCCCTGGTAACTGAGCGTGGCGAAGCTGGTTTCAGGCTCTCCGCTGGGCAGCGTCTTGTAGTAACCCCGTCCCCCCGTTTGGGCAGCCAGGCTGTAGGTTCCGGTGTACCGAACCCCGACATCGGAAGTGATGGTAACCAAGCCACCATCTTCGCCGTAGTACATCGCCACTGTGCGGTCGGTCGAAACGTCTTCTACCAGGCGCTCACCGTTCTCACCGATTGGCGCCCCTGCTTCGATGCCGGCTCCAAGGTCGAACCATGACTCGATCTCCCAGTTAGGAAAACCGGAGATAACGTTCCGGGCTTTACCGGCATACACTGGCATAGGCTGTTGATTCGCACCTGTGGTGCCGCCCTCGGCTTCGGCCGCGTTCTTCAGCACCTGCGCCGTGGCAGAAAGCGTATCGGCAGAACCTGCCAGGCTGACCTGCAGCCATCCACCATGGCATTGCCAGACCGCCTTGTTGCCTGTCGGCGTGGCATGCGCGAAACGTACCTGCCCGCTACCTCCTACAGGGCGATCCATAGCGACTGTCAGCTGATACTGCTCAAGCTCCCCACTTAGAACTCCGAAGCGCCTGATCGTCAGGTTGACACTCCCGTCATTCGGGGACTGCAACCGCACCAGCCAAGCCCGCTGGCCGGAATCCACGTAGATCCAGCCACTGCCGCCTATGGCCCGGCCATGTAGCGTGCCGCCTGCTAGGATCGCCTCACGCCACCATTGGCGGCCGGCCTCGACATCTTGTGGGGTGCTTGATGGTGCTGGCAGGTCCGGCACCCGAATCAGGGTAGTGTCGCCGCTCAGCGGTTGCGGGAACTCCATCCTTTTTCCATTGGGCAATTCAAGCTCGCCAGCGCGCACCAGCCCATGCCACGGGCAACCCCACGGCGGCACCCCGGGCGTGCTCATGGCGCCTCCGGCGGCACGCTGCCCTGCGGGTTGGCGAAGATGAACTGCACCTCGGCGCCGTTGGCGTCGGTCATGCGTTGCATGCTGATGGCTGGCAGCACGAACAGGCCGTCACTGCTGGTGAAGCCGCCTGCGTAGTAGTCGCGGTCGGGCACGGTTTTGCTGTTGCCCTCTTCGTCCTGCACGACTTTGGTCTTTTCGGTCAGCGGGCTGGCGATGCCGCCGCCGGCAGCTGCAGGCGGCGGCGTATAGGTGCCGGTGCCAACCGAGCCGCTCAGCCCTCCACGCGGCTCCTGCAGCTGCAGAGTGCGCTGCTGACGTGGCGGCTTGACCACCGCGTTGATGTCCTGCACCTGCTGTTGGCCGGTACGGCGCTCGATCATGTCGCGGCCGATCTGGCGCCGCTGAGCCTCGTTGTTCTTCCCGATGCTGCGCCGGTTGGCCTCGTTGGTCTTTCCGATGCCCCGGCGAATCTCCTCGTTCGTTGCCATGCTTACAGCTCCAGCAGATCAACGGGGACGCCCACCCGGTACGAGCGCTCAGCCGTGGCCGTGCGCTCGTCGCGGTACTCGGCCGGGATGTCCCGCGCCTGGGCTTTGAACTGGCGTGGGTAGGTGTTATCGCTCGTGGTGAACGAGTAGTTACCGGTGAAGCCCATCCAGCTTTCGTTGTACGGCGGGGCATCTGGCCGGCCGCCAATATGGGTGGTGAGCAACGGCGCACCGCCTGGCATGGGTGGCAGATCGGTGTCCGGCGCGGCCGGCGGCGTGAGCGGGTCACTTTCGCCACCGCCCTGGGCAAGCGCCACGCTGAGTGTGGTAATCGCCGTGCCGGCACCCAGGTCAAGCACGTGCTGGATGCGCCGGCACTTGCCCTGCCCGTTCGCACGGTCGCTCAGCTTCAGGGTGTGCACTAGGTCGATATCCAGCGCCATATCCGTCGGCACCTGCCAGTTCAGCGTCGTACCTCGGTGCGCACCGTTCAGCGTGGTGTTGCCGCGGTTTAGCAAGCAGACCAGCGCTGAGAAGAGCCGGCCGTCGTCCGTCAGATCCTCGTGCCGGGAGCCGGCGTCGGGGTTGCTGCTCTCCCAGTCGTCGGCACGGCTGTTCTCCACCTCGAAGCTCGTCGACTCGCGGCTGATCACTCGGGTGGCTTCGTCCTCACCCAGAGGCGTATACATCTCGAGCTTGTATTGCTCGGTTACCGTCTGCACCCAGCGACGCGAGCCGGTAACGCTCACGCTGAGCCAGAGGTTGTCGAAGGTATTGATCCAGGGTATGCCATCGCCACAGGGGTTCGTCATGCCTGGCGGCAGCTTGTAACCCCCAACACCGCCGACAATGGTCAAGCCGGCACCAGTAATGGCTGACTCCACCATCTCGGTGGTCGGCAGCTCAGTCGAATCGCGGCGCCACTGGCAGAAGCCCTGCAGGCCGCTAAGCCCCGCCATGCCGTCATGCGTCCAGCCGAAGCCCTGGGCCAGCTGCCACAACCGGCTATACCGATAGTCCAGCGAAATCTCGACATAGTTCGTGGTGCCGCCGTGAGCCTGCAGCTCGAGCTGCACGCTGCCGTCCAGCGTCTGGCCTGGGCCGAACACGAAGTGCGGCGTGGCGGCCGCGTACCAGCTGGTGGTGCGCAGGTTGCCGTAGGTGTCGGCATCCAGGCTGGCTGGGCGGGTGCTCATGCGCTCGCCGGCGTAGTCCCAGCGGCTGCGGCCCTCCAAGGGCTCGAACACGTCCGCCGACCAGTGGCCGCCGCACAGATCGTCGATCTGCTCCAGGGTCAGGCCCTCGATGCGCTGCTGCAGCTGGTCGCTGCACTCGCAGCCCAGCACGCGGGTGGTGGCGTCCCAGGTGGGCAGCTCGAGCAGGCCGGTGTACAGGCGCGCTTCGGTCACGACGCCGTAGCGGTCGCGGCTGATGTAGTCGAGCGTCACCGTCTTGCCGATCCATTGCGTCGGCACCACCGGCTGCCCTGGCGCCAGGTACAGGCTGAAGCCGGCCACCGCGGCGGCGCCCTCTTCCCGGTCGACGTCCAGCTGGCCGGTGAGGATGGCCGTCATGTCCACGCCACCGACCAGCAGCCGCACCCGCCACACGTACGAAGTTCCGTGCACCCGATACTCCGGCTCAGGCTGCGGCGCCGCCCCGGCCCGGAGCGTATTCAGCGGGCCGCTATTGAGCGGGGATCCGTTGATCATGTCAGGCCTCTTCCCAGGAGAATGACCAGCCGTGGCTGGTGCTCTGCGTTTTGCTCGGCTTGTCGGTGAACACCGAGTACACCGGCAGCCACGCCACCTGGTAGCGCACCGCGCCGGCCACCGGCGGCACGGTGACCACGCCATCGGCGAAGCTGCAGGCACAGTGGTACCAGCGTTCGTCATCCAGCTGGTAGAACGCCCAGGGCGCTTTGTCCGGCCGCGGTGTGCTGGTGAGCACGAAGTCAGGCCCGGCGCCGACCATGTTCGACACTTCGGTCAGGCGGAGCTCCAGCGGCAGCGAGTAATCCAGGCCGTCGAGGCCAGGCGGCATCATGCCGTTCCCGCTCACGCTGCCGGATGCCTTCGCCCAGTGCTGCTGCTTTACGCCGCTGCCATCACTCATACGCAGCAAGCTGCTGCCGCCGATTGGCGCTTCGCTCTGCTCGGGCGCGCCGGCATGCGTCACGATCGGCACACCGCCGAGCATGATGTGGAGGTGTGCCATGGGTACTGCTCCAGAAACAGAAAGCCCGCCAGGTGGCGGGCTGATCAACGACGGGTGGTGCGGCCGTGTTTCATGGCCAGGCGCTGCAAGTTGGGCCCCTGATCAGGTGCCACGTATATCTGCACCTGCTCGCCACCACCCTCCAGCACCATCCGCCCCAGGTTCGGGAAGCTGGGCGTGGAGGGCGCGGACATGGCCGCTTCGACCATGCCGCCGTCGGCGAAGGCCGGCATGTGCAGGCCGTTCATACGATCGAGCAGCGTGGTGCCGTACTGCTTCACCGCCGCGGCGCGCATCACGTATTCGCCGTTGGAAAGTCGCGCCAGGATGCTGTCGCTGGTGCCAGATCCAGGGCCTTGAACGTGGCCGCCGGTGGCGAAACCAGTGGGCGCAGGACCAGGATCTTGCAAGGTGTACCAGCCATTCGCGTCGGTGCCTTGAGGAGTTGCGAGGCGCACCGGGAGGACGATTTCGGTCTTGTTGAGCTGCTCAACCAGAGCCTGAATCTGCCCACGTATTGCCTCAAGGCTGGCGTCGTCCGATTTCACAGAGACGGGCATGTCCTTGAGCTTGTCGGCCTCAGCCTTCAAGTCGCGCATGCTCTGCTGGATCGCCTTGACCTTGTCCTCGGCCCTGGTGTTCTCAATGTCGTTTGCCGCCAGCTCAACACCACGCAGCTCCTTGATGAAGCCTTCGAAGCCGTAAGTGCTTTCGCCAGCGCTGGCCAGCTGCTGCAGGATCTGCAAAGCTGCTTGGGCGTTGGCTTTTGCTGCCTCAACGTCGCCGGAACGCAGCGCCTGGTTGGCTGCTGCCTTGAGGTTCTGAGCATCACCGAAGCTTCCGCCCTGGCCTCGGCCAAGCGTTGCCAACACGGTGCTGTAGCGCTTCTCGATGCCGAGCCGCTCTTCACGCACGCGCCCCAATTCGGTAGTAGCTCGGCGCTCAGCGGCAACCAGCTCCTTGGATGCCGTGTCAGCAGCCTTGATGTAGTCGGCTTGAATGCCTTTTACCCGAGCAACGTATTGCACCCTGGAATTGATGTCCTGCTCACGAACTGCCTCCTGTACGGCTTTGCCAACCTCGGCTAGAAACTGCATCTCCAAGTTCAGCCCGCTCTGCTGTTCGATCAACTGCTGGCGGTATCGCTTCAATTCAGCGATCTGCGCATCAAGCTCACCGTCTTCGAAAAACTTCGCGGCGAACATGTCGAAAAGTCCGCTTTCGGAGCGAACCTTCTCCAGCTCTTTGATCTCGTGATTTACCCTGTCGAGCTCTGTCGCTGACCCGGTCAACTGAGCCGCCCAAAGCCCCAGTTGTTGGCCAATCAAGCCTAGATCAGCCGCCGAGCCCACAGCGCCCGCGCCGATTCGGGTCAGTGCCCCACTGAGAGATGCCAGCCCCTCAACGGTGGAGGGATCCTGAACGACTTTATTTAGCTCGTTGATACCGTCGATCAGGGGCTGCACATTGGCGCTGCCAATCGCCTGGTTGATACTGTCGGTCAAGGCTGTCATAGCCCCTCCGATTGTCTCGGGCAACGTTTCTGCCTCTGCTCGCAATGTATCGAGCTGATCGACCAGTGCGGTTGTAACAACATCCGCCGTGAGCAGACCCTGAGCAGCCATTTCCTTCAGAGAGCCAATCGGCACGTTGAGGCTGTCGGCCAGCGCCTGCATCAGTCGGGGTGCTTGCTCGGCCACCGAATTGAATTCGTCACCTCGCAATGCGCCGGCACCCAGTGCCTGGGCAAATTGAATGACGCCGTTCTCAGCCTCCTGAGCAGAAGCGCCTGACACCCGGAAGGATGTCGCCACCGCTTCAGTGACCTTCAGGATGTCCGCTTGGGAGCGGCCGGCCTCGCGCAGCGGGCGGCTGATGCGGCCGTAAAGGGTTGCGAGCGAGCTCAGCGGCGTCTGGGTTGAAACGGCAATCCGCCGGAGCTCCGTTTGGGCCGTGTTGAACTCTTCTTGGCTGCCGGTGGCCAGCTTCAGACGAGCATTCATCAGGTTGTAGTTGTCGGCCGCTTCCCCCACCGCCCGGATAGCGCCGGTCAGCGCGGAGACCGAGAACGCAGCGACCAGGGCACGGCCAGCAGTTGCCAATTTGCTGCTCATGTCGTCGAGCTGGCGGTTTACCTGATCGAACGCCGCCTTCGAGTTGTTCTTCCCCTCGATGACCAGCTGGGTTGTTACCTTGCCTGCCATCAGTCGAACTCCTTCAGTAAGCGCTTGAACGTGTCGGGCTTGGCCTTGGCGGCGCGCAGGCTGATCAGCCGGAAACGGCGGTGCTCTTTCTCGCTCGCCGCAATGGCGTCGAGGTATGCCTCCACCTGGGCCAGCGTGTACTCGCGCACTTCATGCAGAGAGTGCCCAGCGCTTATCAGTCGCTGGACAACGGTGCTCCATTCAGCGCCCTTGCCAGATCCGGAAGGGCTTCGGCGAAAAACCCGGAGTTCACCCGTACTACCTCTGCAGCCAGGCGCACGGCATCACTGGCAGAAAGGCGCCACAGCGCAAACCAGTTGAGGTTGGTTGTCACGCGCAGCATCTTCTTCAGCTCGCCGGTGTGCGTGGCCGCGTAGTGGTTGATCTTCTGTACCGAGGCGCTGGCCAGCACCTCGACAAGCGCAGAAGCGGAACGCCCATAGAGTTCGAAATGTCGCAGTGCCACCGACCGCACCAGCACCTGACGCCCGCGCAGCTCGACCGGCTCAGCGTCGGCAAAAAGTTGTTTGAGGTTTGCCATATTTCACCCATAAAAAAACCCGCCTAAGCGGGTTATTGGACTGATGATGCGATCAGCGGAGCAGCATCATTAAAACTTTGAAAACCGACGATAGACCCACCAACAGCAGGAATAGGATCAGCAGCGCCGGTATTGAGGCGATCGCCCACTTCACCATGAAACGAACCATCGAGCCGAAGCTCATGTTGATGTCCATCACCACGACGGGCCTAGCGCCAGGATAATTCGCTAGTGCTCCCGATACCTCTGGCGCGCTTGCCGATTGCGCGGCCTTCTCTGCCTGCTGCTTGTAGAAAGCGTCGTAGTGGATACCGCACTTCACGCAATCGGCAGGGCTTCGCTGGATCTCAGACATTGTCGGGTCGTACTGGCAATTAGGACACTTCAAGTGGCTTCCCTCCCATTCAATAGGCGGAATCTAACACTGCAGAGCCAACGCCGAAACCCAGGAAGATTCTAGGCTCTGGCGGGCTGTATGAAAGCCCAGCTTCCCGTGGTAGCTGCCGAGTAGTAGCCTCATACCCTACGAATCAGGCCATGGAGGCCATAGTGAAGCTCGACCGTGCCATTCAGCTACAGCTCTTAAAACAGCTCGCCTCCGTCTATCCCAACTCAGATTTCCATGTGATTGAGAACGTGGGCTGCGACTACGAAGTTGGCATTGCCAACATGGCTTACCTCGCAGAACATAAATTGGTTTTCGCCAAATTCATCAAACATTCGGACGGCGTCGACTTCTCTAATTCCCCGCAGATTACTGCGTCCGGCCTCGACTTCTTGGCTGACGACGGTGGGCTTACTGCCATTCGAGGCGTGGTAACAGTTAGGTTCCACGAAGATACCCTGAAAGATCTGATTGAGCTTCGACTTTCAGAGGCGCCCATTCCCAGCGAAGAGAAGAATCGCCTTCTTCAATCTGTAAGAGAACTTCCTGCCGATTCCATAAAACACCTCACGACTCGACTATTGGACTTAGGTATGGACAATTTGCCCCGAGCAGTCGAGTTAATTCGTACAGTCCTAACGTGATGCCGTTAGGCTTCCTCAATAAAGGCCTATGTTCCACCCTCATTGCTTAATATCGAAATCCTGTACTTACGACCGTCGACATGCTTGCTTTCAAAGCCATCAAAAGCCTTCTCCCAGAAGCGCTCAGCGCCCTCTACTACATCAATTATCAACTCGGAAATTCGCTCATTTCTCAGCATATTCACAAGCAGTCGAACAGCCGAGATTCCAATACCCAGCCTGCGGTATTCGTCGAAGATTACCAGCGGGAAGATTTCTGGAGCGCTACTTCGGTATGTCAAAAAACCGGCAATCTCACCTCCGTACTCGACAACCAGCACAACCTCACCAAGAATCGGGCTGCCGTTACGAACGCGCTTGATCGCGTTATTCGTATCCTTGTCCAGTAACTCCTGAAGGATCTCTATTTCGTGAGCTGCTGCAAATTGCAGATTGGTTTCCTTCGCCATTCCCCGGCTCCTATTTGAAGCCTGAACCTTACTACCTTTCCCCGCCTGCTCCAACGTTGAGCTGTATGAAACTCCAGCTACCCCCGGACGGCGATGGGTAGTAGGTTCGCCCGCCTTTAGCCCGGGAGTGAATATGGACTTTCTGTCATCGCCAAGCGCCTTCTGGGCATGGCTTGTTGAACTGGCTTTCGAGCTCGGTTTCACCGAGAGCATCAAATACCTGGCACTTGCTTTCGTTCTGGCCATGGCAGGAAAAATCAAAGCCTGGTTTGGCCGGCTAAGGGTTCGCCTATCAGGACTTGCGGCGCGCCTCTCCGGCCGTCCAAGACGCGAACCGAAGAAGCCGCTACTGCTGACAGGACAACAGCGAATCGCCATCCGCGATGCTCGAGGCTGGTTCAGGCGAGAAGTCAGGCGTTGGAAGAAGAAGGACGCTGTGTGGATCAGGAAGTACCGGTTCGATGAACCGTGGATTAATCGTGAGCAGAGCCGAGGTCACACCTGCTTCATCATCATGGTGCTTTGGCTAGGAATATGGGTATTGGCGCTAGGGCTGAAAGAGATTGTCTATCTTCCCGAAGGCCCACTGGCAGCGTCGCCAGCCAAGGCTGCTATTGCGGGTGCACCGATGTATGCCTTCGAGCTGGCGTGGCTTCGCTTCTCTGGGCGAGCGACCCAGCTGCTTAGGTACCGGAATAAGGTGCGGATCTGGCGGTGGTGGCACTGAAATGCCTCACCACCAGCGCACAGCGTAAAGAATTGCGGCAACGCCGAAGAGCAGAGCGGCGAGCATCGCTGCATTGGCCAGCCTTTTCCCGACGACGCCTGCGTCTTCTGGATGCATATGTCCTTCTACCTTGACCCGGTGTTTGGGCCTATAATTGAGCAATGTTCTGCCCCTTGCTGACTCAAGGTGTGGGATGAGAAACCCCCGAAGGTGCCAGCCTCTCGGGGGTTTTGCTTTTTGGCTTGGAACACTTTACGCATAGGTAAAGGTCCTCTTACCTGCTGCGCTCAAACACTACATCTAGTGTGGCTGTGAGCATTATTTCAGCAATTGCCAGCCAATGAACTTATTTCACGCCGCTTCATCGGTGTTCTGCACTTCCCATTCCCAGATCGATGCCTCACCGACGTCGAAGATGTTCGGATCCGACAGCAGGCGAATGGATACCGGGATCACGCCGAACTCAGCAGCCTGGTTCAGCGGCATGCCGCCGTTGAGGCTGATGCGTGCGTAGAAGCAGGTGATGCGGCGCTTCTCGCCGTCGCCGGCTTCGTTGATCTGCTCGAACATCACGCGGAAGAACTTGCGGCCCTGTGTGAATGGCTTGATGACATCCACGGTCGGGTAGCTGTAGTTCACCTCGATCGGCAGGCGCTTGAGCCCGCCATCCGCTGGGGCGACGGTGGCGTTGATGGCAGCGGCCAGGGCGCCGCCGATCAGCACGCGGATGCCGCCCGGGGTGACGGAGTAGTCGACGCCGCGCGTGTAGGTCGTGCCGCCGCCCACGGCGGTCACACTGGTGACCACAAGGGGTATGTTTGCCAGGCGGATGGTGCGGTCGACGTAGGCGTCGTGCTGCTCTTCCTCGGCGGTGCCGGCCGGAACGCGCTCGACTGAGCCGTACAGGGCCACGGCGGCAGCCGCTGGGCTGAAGCTCACGGCCTCGCCGGTGATGTTGATGGCGGTCACGGAATTGACGCCGTCCAGCTCCGGCAAGCCAATTCGGCTCGGGTCCTGGATGACGATTTCGGTCTGCTCGGGTTCGGCGGTAACGTTCTGCAGCTTGAACAGCTCTTCGAACGCGAACGACGGATACGGCGCGACGCCGCAAGGGCCGCGGAAAAGTTGGGTGTAAAGCATGCTGGCGGTTCCTTACTGGGCGCCTTCGGCCGAGGCCTTGGCTTTGGTGGTCTTGGTAGTAGTGGGGATTTCTGGCTTGGCCCCCCCCTCCTCGATGCGCCGCGCACCGTCGGCTTCAGTGGTTTCGAACTGCTTGCCGGGCGGCACCAGGCGGCCCTCGACGTACTGGGGCGTGATCGCCTTCAGCTTCATGTGCTTCTCCTGGCCTGGGGCCGTCAGTTGTAGGTCTGCGCGTACTGCACGCCGACGGTGATGGTGATGCTGTGGGTGGTTTCGCCGTTGCTGGCCCAGCGCGGGATGGCCTCGTCTTCACCTTCCAGCAGGCCCGGGAACTTGCGGTCGGGCTGGTCTTGCCCGATGCCCAGGCAACGCAGGATGTCGACGTGCACGGCGTCGAGATCCTCTTCGTCGCAGGCCTTACTGAAGAACACCTCGATCTCGAAGCTGCGCGCGCGCAGCGCCTGGGTCACGGCCAGGTCGGTGCGCACGTCGCTGGCCCAGCGCACCAGGGCGTAGGGCAGCGGCGGCCTTTCGCTGGGTTTGTCTTGGGGGCCGTACACTGCCTTGAGGTCGGTGTAGTAGCCGTTGGCCGAGCGGATCTGCTCGAGCTGATCGCGCAGCGCCTTGGTGACCTGGGTGGCCTTGATCATGGCTCACCTCCCAACCAGACCCGCAGCCGACACAGCCAATGCGTGTGCCGCCGCGTTTCCGTGATATCCCCACATGCGGTGCAGACCAGCCGGCACGGTGGCGGCGCCGGAGGCGCGGGCGGAACAGAGGTGGTTCGCATCAGACGCCTCCGCCGTATCGGGCGATCTCTCGCCGCACACGGCGTTCGAATTCTTGCCGCAGGAAGGTGTTCGTCCAGCGGATGGTTTCGGCGCCCGTCAGTTGCAGGAACCAGTAGGCCATCGAAGGGCCCATGGCGGTCTGCAGCTTGAGGTTGCGCCGGTAGTTCTTGTTGGCTGTGCGTTTGTCACCGCGGGTGGCCAGAGGCTTCTGGCCGATGCTGGCCGGGTTGACGAAGCCAGCGGCGAGCTTCTTGCCGCGCAGCCCCATTACATACACCCGGGCACGAGTCGGGCTGACCCACTCGAAGAACCAACGCCGGTAATCGTCGACCCGCACGCCGGAGCTGGACGGGATGATGCGGCTGTTCATCCGGCCTTTGCGGGCGCGCTTGATGGTCAGCTTGCCGCGGACATCCGCACTGCCCAGGCGGGCGCCGAGGATGGACGACTTGAACACGCCGCCCATGCGTTTCACATAGCGCTCGGTGCGAGTTTTGGTAGCCGTGGTATTCAGCGCGCCGCGCAGCACTGGTTCGATGCTGCGGTTGATCTGGGCCAGCCTGGCCCGGGCAAGCTCATTGCCCACCAGCCGTACTCCCATGTCCATCAGAGCGGCTCCAACCAGATGTTGCGGACGATGCCGTCGTCCATGTCGTTGGGCAACGCGGTCACCAGGTAGGTGACACCGCCGACGGTAAGCCTGTCGTCTGTGTGCACCCTGCCCGCCTCGATCAGCGCGATCTCGGCGCGGGTGCGGTAGTCGATGACCTGGCCGTTCTCGTCACGCCAGGGGCTCTGCATGTCAAGGAACACCCGCACCCTGCGCGGAGGCCGACCAGCCCTCACCAGCTGGGCAGGCTCACCGATGAACTCGGTGGCGGTGATCGCCAGTTCGGCGCGGTCGCCGCGGTAGTCGCGCGCGCTGTCGATGTGAAACAGGCGGTGCTCGGTACGCAGGTAGCGGCCCTGGCGCAGCCGTTCGTCCCACCAGGCGCGAATGGCGACCTTGGCGGGATTACGCAGGCCGGTGGGGTACGGCGGCTCGGCGCTCTCCTTGGTGTCGATGCCGAACCACATCCAGTCGAGCTCGCAGGCCTGGATCTCGGCGTTCAGCTCCAGCAGCGTGGCCGGGGTGTTGAGGCGCCCTGCTCTCATATGCCCAGCCCCACGCGGTAGAAGTGCAGCATGTTCTCGGCCTTGGGGATGGACGTGTAGATGGTGCCCACCACCGACTGTTCGCGGTTGGTGTACAGCTCGGCGGCGATGATGAGGATGCCCAGGCGCACGCTGTTGGGCACGTCCACGGGCTCGCCGGCTTCGTCCGCCCAGGGTATCGGGCGGTTGATGAACTGGCTGGCGTTGTCGATGGCCGCGTCCAGTTTCATCTGCAAATCGGCATCCTCATGCCCATGCCGGATCCGCAGGTGGGTTTTGAGGTCCGCGAGGGTCGGCATGGGCATGGGATGGCTCCTTACTCGGTGCTGTCGGTTTTGGCCTTAGCCGGCTGCTCGTCAGTGGCCAGGCCACGGGCGATCAGTGCATCGGCGTGCCGCTTGGGTACGCTGTAGCTTTTGCCCCCGCGGCGCTTGATCTCGCCGGCGTCTTGGTAGGAACGCAGGGGCCAGACTTCGACGGTTTGCGGGTTGGGGTTGGTTTTGGCAGCTGGGTTTGCTTCGGCTTCACCAGCGGTGCCGCCGTTCTTTTTGCCCGGCTTGCCGGCAGCCTTGGCAGCGGCAGGCTTGGCTGGTGCAGCAGCGGCGGCTGGTGCGGTCGCTTGGCCAGCTGCTGCAGCCGCTGCGCCATTCGCGACATCGCCAGGGTCCGGCGCGCCCTGGGTGTTGCTGTTCTCGGTACCTTCCACGGGAATGCCCTCGTGTTCGGCGCCCTGATCGGGCGCCTTGAGTTATCGACGGGTGAGGATCAGCCGCCGGCAGCGCCGGTCAGCGGGCCGGTAACGAAGGCTTCGTCGCGGTACACGGCGAAGGCCAGGCGCTCCTCCGCGCGGATGGTCACCATGTTGTTCTCGAAGTCCTTGTCGTTCTCGGTGGAGACCAGGATCTCGATGTCCATGCGGTCGAAGATCTGCGCGCCGAGGCGGAACGCACCGGTGAGGAATTCGTCCTGCTGCATGGCTTGGGTGGAAACCACAGGGCGGTTCCACAGGCGAGCTGCGGTGCCCTCCTGAGGCTGGCCGACGATGTAGCGGCCTTCACCATCCTTGGTCAGTTCGATGGCTGCCCAGTCGATCGGATTGAGGACGATGCCGTCTGCCGGGAACTCGGACAGCTCAGCCTGCAGCAACGCCAGGCGCAGGCGATCGATGCGCTGCTCGCCGGTGACGACAATGCCACCCGGCGCGGCGTACGCCTGGGCCAGGGTGATCAGGCCCTGCAGGTTGGCGCCGGTGCCGTTGCCGTAGAGCAGCTGGGATTCTTCCACCATCAGCAGGCCGTAACGAGCACGCGCATCGATGTAGCTCTGCAGCGCGGCGGCATCGTCGAGGATCTGGCGGCTTGCCTTGAACAGGTGAGCCAGCGTGCGGACCGGCGCATTCTCCAGCGCGAAGGTGATGTCCGAGTACGGCTTGGCGCCCCCCTCTGCTACCGCTGCCGCATTGTTGGTGAAGCCGGTTTCACGCACATACTCGATGGAGTTGCTGGTGGTGGTGCCGGGGGCGATCAGGTCGCGGATGGTCAGGCGGCGCTCCGGCGGCATGATGATTTCCTGGCGGCGATCAGCCGGCACCAGGGAGCCACCAGAGCTGCCAACGGAGGTGATCGCCGCACGTGGCACCGAGACGCGGCGCGAACCGCGGAAGGAGCTGTTCACGCCCTGCATGGACTCGGCGCTGACGACCAGCTCGCCAGCAGAGTGCTGACGCTCGCCCTGGCCGCGATCACTGTTGGCGTTCACCAGCTTCTGCTCGGCTTCCTGCAGGCGGGCCTGCAGCTCACCCTGCTTGGTCAGCATTTCATCGACCTTGGCGCGGGTTTCCGCGCTCATGGCCTTGTGGCTGTCGACATCCTTCTGAGCCTGCTCAGCGTGCGCTTTCAGCTTGTCGCCAACCTCCTTCAGGTTGGCCTGCACCTGCTTGTACTGCTCTTCGATGCCTTCTTCACCGACCTTACCCATCTGGGCGTTCCAGGCGCGGTAGCTGGACTTGCCTGGCTGCACCAGGGCGGTAGCGGCGCCGAGGAACAGCAAGGTGCCGAGGATGGATTCGGCAGTGATGCCGAAGGTGAGCGGGATCAGCGCTGCGACGGCCAGCACAGCCATCAGGAACAGCGGGGAGAGACGGAATTTCATGGTGTTGTTCCTTATGCGGGAAAAGTGATTTTCGGGAGTGGCTGCAGGTCGAGCGCGACAGCGCGGGGCTTATCGGTCGGGACAGCGCGCGGCGTGTCCCCGCCGGCAGCGCGAGGCGTGCCGGACTTGAAATTGGCGAACAGTTCGCGGCGCTCGGAGCGCGGCACGCCGGCTTTGGCCAGGGCGATGTCCATGGCCTTGAGGGCGTTGTTCTGCTGGGTTTCGGTGGTGGTGCGTTCGGTCACTTCGTCAGCGGCCAGCAGGCCGGTGGCAAGGCCGAGCTCGACGGCGCGCTTGCCGCGGATGAACGTTTCGTCGTCCATCATTTCGGCCATGCTCTCGACCGTCTGGCTGCTGGTTTCCGCGTAGAGGTCGGCCATGGCGGCGTCGAACTCTTCCATGTCGTCGGCGACGTCGCGCAGGTAGTGGCGGTTACCGCCCAGGATGGTCCAGCAGTTGTGGATCATCAGGAACGCGCTGCTGGCCACCTGACGCTCTTCGCCGGCCAGGTAGATCACCGAGGCAGCACTGGCGGCCATGCCCAGCACCTTGGTGCTGACCTTGTGGCTGTGCTCGCGCAGGCGATTGTAGATGGCGATGCCTTCGAACATGTCACCGCCAGGCGAGTTGATGTAGACGGTCACGTCCCGATCGCCAATGGCGCGCAGCGCTGCGTCGATGCGCTTGAGGGTCACGCCTTCGCCGTACCAGTCTTCACCGATCACTCCATAGATGGTGATGGTGTCGGAGGTGCTATCCACCGCAGCCTGGATGGCGGGGTTCCATTTCTCGAGCGCGCGCGGGCTCAGCTCGCTGCGCAGGCCGCGAGACTGGATCTTCAGCTTCATGGGTTATTCCTTTAGCGGTTCGGCGGATAGCCAATTCATCAGGGCGGCGCGAAAGGATTGGCTTTCGCTCTGCTTGCCCAGTTGGTCGAGCGGCACGAGGTTGGATTGAACGGTGAGGATGTCGTCGCCGGGCTTGGAGGGCAGGTTCTCTTTGCGCCGCACTTCGCCGCGGGTCATGTTCCCGTTCTGGGTCATGGTTGCGTAGTAAGCGGCGCGGCCTGCGCTGTCAGCACGCAGGAAGGCTTCGAGCGAGTACTCGGCGTAATAGGTGATGCGATCCACTGCGGTGAGCAGCTTCTTCTCGACGCACTGCTCAATGGGTGCGGTGTAGCTCATGATGCAGTAGGTGAGGAACGCCAGCTGCTGCTGCTCCAGGCCAGTGCCCCAGTTGCTGCCCTTGTCGGTCTTCATGACCATCCAGGCCGGCACGCCGAACCAGCGGCAAATTTCCTCGACGCTGTGCCCGCGGGACTCCAGCAGCTGCGCGTCGGCGGGGTTGATACCGATCGCCTCGGGCGTGATGCCGTATTCAAGAACCGGCGACTTGCCGGCGTTCATGGCACCGCTGATGGTCTTGGCGTACTCGCGGAAGTCGGTCCGCTGCTCTGGATTCAACACCCGGTCCATCTTGAACGCTACGGTGGGCATCATGCCGTTCTTGAACGTGCTGTTTGCCGCGTCATCCGCCGACATCGCCGAGCCGAAGACGTCGGCGCCATAGCGGATGGCGGAAAGGCCAATCTTGCCGTCCAGGGTGAACGCCGGAATGTGCAGCATGTCCTTGCGCAGAATCTCGCGGCGCGGGCCCTTCTTGGGCGAGTACCAGTAGCGCAGCCGGCCGTTATCGTCCGTTTCGGGATTCACGCGGCCAGGCAGCAGGAAGTCGATGGCGATCACGCGGCCGGCTGAGCGGTGAATCTCACAGTAGGCGTTGCCCCACAGCAGCATCGAGGCGACGACAGCCTGCCAGAAGTGAAAGGCTGTCGTGTCTTCGTTGGGGCTGGTGTGCACCACGTCGTAGAGCGGGAAGTCCCGCGCTGTCTCGCGGCTGCCGTCAGCCTTGCGGCGGTAGATGTTGAGCGGCAGGCCAGCGACGGACATGGAGATGATGCGCACGCAGGCCCACACGGTGGACAGGCGCATGGCGTTGTCGACGTTCACGGTCTTGCCGGAGCTGGACTGACTACCAAAATAGCTGCTCCAGAACCCGCCGTCACTCAGGCGAATCGGCTTGCCGACCCACTCGGTTAGGCTGGCGGCAGGCCGCTGCGCCGAGGTGACCAGCGCCTGCATGAGGCTTTTACCCATTGGTCATACCCCGGCGGATGAAGCCTGCAATGCAGAACAGCGAGCAGGCGCCGGCGATCAGCGCCCAGCCGGTGCCAACCAGCAGCCAAACGCCCGCGCATAGCAACGCGAAGCCGGCCAGGCTGACCAGCAGGAATGCATAGAAGGCGTTCATGTGATGATGGGATTCCGTATGGCGTCGAACCAGTCGTCGTCAGTGTTGGGCGTTGTGGCCTGGGCCAACACCCGGCCCACTGCCATGATCAGCGCTACTGCGCCGTCGATCTTGTTGTCGTTGCCCTGCTTGATCGGTCGCACGACGTCGTCGTTGCCGGGCAGGTTCTTGCCGATCACGTTGCCCATGCACCAGGTCATGATGGGATTGCCGTCATGGTGGAAGCGGCCGCTCAGAATGGCGGCTTCCAGCTCCTTCATTGGCGTGGACATGTTGGTGTAGTTCTGGGTGATGACGACTGGCGTCAGCCCTTCGTCTTCGAGCTCGTGCGACAGGCCCGTGGCACCGTGGGGGTCAATTGGGCATTCCTTCACTGCGCTCAGCCGGCCTGCGTCCTTGGCCTCTTCCAGGATCTCGCGGTAGTCCACCTCGGCGCCTGCCGTTTCGATCAGGTCGCCGGTGTTGACCCAGGCCTGGTACCGCTCTGACATGCGCTGGTTGTCGACGCTGCGCACGGTGTCTTCCGGTACCCAGAAGCGCGGCGCCACGCAGAAGTAGTGGATGCGGTCGTCGATCACGCGCCAGAAAAGGCGCGCCATGCTGTTCATGTCGAGCTTACGGGCCAGGTCGAAGCCCAGCACGCAGTCCTGCCCCTCGAACTGCTCCAGGGTCAGGCTGGCGTCGGCGCTGTTGCGCCAGGCTTCCATGTTGTAGAAGCCCGCCTTCGCCGACACCCAGATGTTGAGGTGCTTGGTCTTGAATGTGTTGGTGAACCGCGCGGTACGGATGGCCCGCTGCTGCTGGCTCTCCAGGTACTCGCGGAACACAGAAATGCCAAAATTGGGGTTGGCCTTGGCCAGCACCTTGGGGTCGGTCCAGTCGTCGCCTTCGTCGATGGTCCAGATCCAGCCGAACAGCTCTTCGTCCGGCACGTCGCCTGCGAGCATCTCGATCACCTGGCGTCGCAGGTCGTAGCACGGGCCTTCGATGTCAGAACCGGCGGTGGTGATCACGAACATCAGCGGCTGCCGCCGGGCGCCCATGCCGGTGAGCATGGTTTCGTACAGCGCGGCGCTCTGGTGCTCGTGGTATTCGTCGACGATCGCGCAGCTCGGCGAAGCACCGTCGCCCGGGTTACCGATCAGCGGCTCGAACCGGCTGCCATCCAGCGGGCGGTTCATGTTCGAGGCGTTGACCTCGATGCCGGCCGCTTCCATGAGCATGGGCGAGCGCTTGACCATCAGCCGCGCCGGACGGAACACCTCCCACGCCTGTTTCTCGGTGGTCGCACCCGCGTACACCTCTGCGCCGAACTCGTCGTCAGAGGTGAACATACCGATGCCAACACCCGCAGCGACCACGCTCTTGCCGTTCTTCCTGGGCACTTCCCAGTAGCTGACGCGGAAGCGCCTAAAGCCCGTGTGCTTGCGCACCCAGCCAAACGTCATGGCGAAGCCGAACAGCTGCCAGGGCTCGAGCGTGACCAGCTGCCGCTTGAATGCCCACTCGCCCTTGGTGTGCGGGAGCATCTGCATCAGCCGCAGCTTCTTCTCGGCCTTGGCCGGGTCGAAGCGATACGGGAACCTGGCGCCCCGGCTCTTGGCAAGGTCGCAGAAGTGCCGCTCTACCGCTTCCCGCACGTACTTGCAGCACGGCACCTTGCCGGCAATGACACGCTTCCCCCACCGAATCGCGGATTCGACGTTGGGGTACTTCGTTGCCATGTGAGCCTGCGGTCAGACGAGATCTGCGAATGGGTTGTTGGCTTTCGCCTTCTTGCCGCCGATCAGACGGGAACGGCTCGACGGATCAAGGCCGAGCATCGCGCCGAAGGTCACCATCTGCGACATGGCCTCCTTGGCAGCAGTCAGCGCCGGATTCTTCATGGGGCTGCCCATCGCAGACTCGACAATCGGACCGTGCTGAACGACCAGTTCCTGGGCGGAACGCCAGTTGGCATACGCGGTACAGAACGCCTCGACGTTGTGTAGATCGGTAATGCACACGATGTGCTGCGCTAGCAGCTCGGGCACGACGGTCTGCCACATCTGGATGGCCAGCGGCTGCATCCACTCGGGCGGATCGACGTGCGTTATCTCGGTAAATTTGGGCTCAGTTTTATTGAGCGCCCGCTTACCAGGATTGCCCGCCAGAGCCTTCTTGGCCGTGGGTTTCGGGCGCCGGCCGGATCGCCCTGCAACACCAGGCATGGGCCGAACTCCTGAATTTCATTTTTCGCGGGTATGAAAATTTGGCTCCCCCCGTCGTTCGGGCGGTCTGCAGCTCCAGACTTTTGACCCACCCCCACCCCGCTGGTCGTTCAACCCGCCGGTCGGGCCGCTCCTTCAGCCACCAGACCGACACGCTGGCCGATCCTGTTGTGGCACGCACGGCACAGCGCTCGCAGGTTGTCCCAGTCCGTCGCAAGCTCCGGGTGCGTCTTCACAGGCTTGATGTGGTCGGTGATGTCGCTTGCGGCGTTATCGCAGTGCTCGCACACCGGATGCTTCTTCCGGTAATAGGCGCTCAGCTTCTTCCAGCGCTCAGTCTTGTAGAACGCGTCCGACTCATCACGTCGCTCGTTGTAGCGCTTGTGCACTGTACGCTTGGCTGCCTGCTGCTTCTCGGCGGCCAGCGGCGCGTGCCGCGGGCAATAGTAATCGCCACGCACCAACGTGCTGCAGCCGGGCCAGGCGCAGGGCTTAAGGGGGCGGACTGGCATCTGGCGCCCCTCTTTCCTTGCGGCGGTCGACCCCATTCCACCCAGCCGCAGGCCGGAGCACGGCGGCTAGGTTGCCCTTGGCGCGCCACACCAACCAGGTGAACACAGCCAGGATCAGCACCAAAGGCCATGCCAACGCGGGGAGCGTAAGCTTGCCGGTGGCGATGTAGATCACCGCAGCCGCCGCGCCTGCCATCGTCACCCATGCCAGGAAAGAGATATTGCGGCGGAATCTCAGCGCGCCACGCTGGAACGTGAACAGGCGCAGGAACAGCACCAGGCAAAGCCAGAACGTGGCCTGGTCGAGGAACATGCTCAAGCTATCCATTGGGGTCTCCCTGCACGGGCGGCGCGCCTCGCCTGCTGATCGCCGCAACGATCAGAGTGACGGCGAGTGCCGAGGCAACGAACGCCGCCGGGCCCGAGTAAGCGAATGGCCGGATCCCCCAAACTTGGAGGTCGGTCAGCGCAGGGCTGAACAGATAGCCCATCACAACGCTGATGAAGAAGAACACCAGCCGGTTGGCGAGTGGTAGGTCATGTCGCGTCATAACGAATACGAGCGCGCCACACACCGAGCCGGCCACCGCGTTGCCGTCGACGCCAGCCAGAGCACTCGCCACGCCAAGACCTGCGGCACCGGCCACAGTCACAGCCGCGACGGTTGCTGGCTCGCTCATTGAAACCTCCCATGCGGCCATGGGCCAGAAACGAAAAAGCCCCGCTCGTTGGCGGGGCTTCTGTGTGACGATCCTTCATACGTAAGATCGGCAGGATGTGAAAAATAGTGATGGAGCGCTGGCGTTGTGTCAACAGGTATTTACGCGGCCTGCTGATGCAGAACACCCTCGGCCAGGAGGATCTGCTCGGCAGCCTTCAGAGCCTCGCCAACCATCTCCTCCAGCACCTTGTGGATGTTGCGCCGCCACTCGCGCCGGGTCGACTCCGGGCGGCCGTCGAGGTCCCAGGTGTTCATATCGTAGAACTCAGCCGGCAGCACGATGATGTCGGCTGAGCGTTTGCCCTCCACGCCTCGCAACTTCGGGATAGCCCATACCGTCACCGCCTTGGCCTTGAACAGCTGTTTTGACGGAGACGCCACCACAGGCACCAGAGCACTGATCGCCTGCACCTTCCGCCCCTTGTGCGTGCTGAACTTCGCCACCAGCGCGTTCCAGTGCCTGGGGATCAGCTGGCTGTGCAACCGGGCGAACACCCAGCAATCGGCCTGCATGCGATCCGAACCGGACACGCCGGAGCCGACGCGCACCGTGTCCAGGTCGATCAACTTCTGCCAGGCCTGCTTACTAGTGTTGTCGATGCACTCGGCCGCCAACGCCGACACCACCGCGCTCTGTACGCTTGGATAGATCATCGCCCTTCCCCCTCAACCATCACCACTGTCGGCGCGCTCGCCAGATACGCCTCGAACACCTTCATTGCCTCGTCCATCCCCCGGCACACCACGCCCTTGTAGCCCTGCTGCTGGACGTCGTGCAGGAATGCCCGCTGCGTTTCGCTCACTACCGCGCTGTGCGGCGCTGCGGCCTTGAATTCGATGTACAGACCAAAGAACCCGCCGCGCGCCATGGGCAGCACGATGTCGCTCACGCCTGCCTTCACGCCCTGCGCCTTCAGCTTGGCGGCCACCGCCTTCACACGGTGCCCGCCGTTCGGCACGTGGTACGCCAGCGCGGCGGCAACCGGGTGGCGAACCTGCAGCCAGCGGAACAGAGCTGCCTGCTCCATGCCCTCGTAGTCCACCGATGGCCGGCGGGCCGCTGGCTTGGTGAGCTGCCAATTCTTGATGGGTGCGGCCATGTTCAATCCCCTGTGTAGTGCGTGCCGCCGGGGCCGCGTGTGTTTGGTTGCTGGTACTGCTCGGCATCGCTGGCAATGACCTTGCGGGCTGGGCGTGGTGCTCCGCGCTCGGCGGCGGTCAGCTCCTGGCGCAGGTAGGCGATCGCCTGCTCTGGGCTCATCGCCTCGCCGCCGGCCAGCACCACGCCGGCGCCGTTGCAGGCGACGCAGCCGCTCCGGTGGTAGATGCCCTGGTACTCGCCGGAGCCATGGCAGATCTCGCAGCGCTGGTGCTGCTGGGTGGCGGTCAGGCGCATGGCGAGGCCTCGCGCTGCTTCTGCTGCTCCGGCTCGAAGTCGCCAAGGAGTGGTCGCAAGTGCTGAGGCGCGCAACCGGCCAGGTTGCTGATCACCTTGCCGCCCTCCGCATTGCGGGCGAGATTTTCACCACTGACGATCCACAGCCCATCGCCATCAGCTTCGAAGTACCCGTCTTGGCAAAACGCCTCACCAAACGGCGGGATGAAGTGAACGAGCTCGACGCTCCGCCCGATGTTCTCCACCAGGCTGAAGGCACCGATGATCACCGCGGTATCGCCCTGCTGCAGCTGATTACCCAATTTTCACCCTCCCCACGTAGAAATACCGGAAACGGCGCTATCGCCCGCCGCTTCTGGCTTGCAGTCATTTTTAAGAAGTGCAGGAACGACCACTTTTTGGCCGTGCGCATCGGAAAAGCCGCACTCATCGAGCCGGGCATGCCAGCGTTCCAAGGCCTCGCGGCGGCGGTCCATCGCGTCGCGGGTCAGATAGGTTTCGGTGGTCACGCCCAGGGCATGGTTGATCAGCAGCTCGCCCACCATGTGATCGACGCCGATGTCCGCCAGGCTGGAGCGCATCAGCTTGCGCAGGTCGTGGCTCGTCCACTGCCGGCCGCTCACCTCACGCATCAGGGCATGGCCGCTGGTGAGCGCCATGCCAGCACCGCCGCGCACTGGGAACAGCCAGGCCGTCTTCAAGCGAGCATCCGGCAGCGCGGCGCGGTACCGGCGCAGCAGGCCCAGCACCTGGGTAGTCAGCGGCAGCACATGCTCACGGCGGCTCTTCGTGTTCGCTTCCGGGATCACCCACACCCGCTCATCCAGCGACACATGGCCCCAGCGCGCCGCCAGCGTCTCGGCGATTCGCGTGCCGTGGGCCAGCATCATCAGCGGCAACATGCCCTTGGCCGGGTCCGCGTTGAACACTTCCACCAGGTGCTGCACCAACTCGGCCAGGTCGACGCGCGACAACGCCGCCGGCTTCGGCCGCAGCTTGCCCTTGTAGAAATCCCGGAAGGTCGTGCCGGCCAGGGGGTTGCTGTCCATGCGCTTCTGCGTCTCGGCCATGGCGAACGCCTGGCGCAGCCCCTGCAGTGCCTTCTGCACGGTGCGCGGCGCCAGATCCTGATGCATGGGGAACACCAGCTGGTCATCCAACGTCACACGGTCCACCTTGCGCAGCGCCACCTTACCCACGCGCGGCAGCACATGCTTACGCATCAGGCAGCCCATGCTCGCCCGGTACTTCTCGCTGCGCGTGCGGTCACCCTCGATGCGCGACAGCCACCACTCGACAACATCGCCGAGGCTGCGGAAGCCTGGTTTCTTGGCCATCAGCGGGCCTCCTGCTGGGCACGCATCGCTCTGATCTGCGACTGCAGCGCGTGGATCTGCCCGATCAGCGCCTTTGCCATTTCGATAGGATCGCCGAACATATGCTGCTCAAGGTCGACGTAATGACTTGCCGCATCACTCCAAATACGTGACCCGGGAAATTTAGGGTTCTCCACGTATGGAGCAGCCTCAGCCAGCGTCAGCAAATCTTCGATTGTTGGGCTTGCCATCAGCGAACTCCTCTGGCGGCACGATCCGCCTCGATTGAATCGGTTGCGCCGAAGGCGGACAGGCGATACACGAACGGCACGCTCTCGCCCGGGCGGATGACTGCCACCCGGGCATGCTGGTAGCGGCAGCTGAACAGCACGTAGCCGTCGGGAGTGCGGTAGCAGTGCTGGCGGTTCGGGACGATGCGGATGCGCAGGAGGTTGCTCATTCAGATATCCTCATCGCAGGCGCGATTTCGCTTGAGGTAAGCCAATCTTCGCTTTCGTGCGGTCAGAAACTCGGCGAGGCACAGCACCGGAAACGCAATTGGGCTGGTTACGAGCAGAATCACTGCGAGTGCAACCCCGAACACGTGGAGTGACAACTCACGACAGCCCTCCAAGAAGGTGGATACCGCGTAGCGCCAATTGGGCTGCGTGACCGCTATCCAGAGGCCGGCAAAGACCAGCTTCGCGACAAATGCGTAACGTGGCCTGAAGTGTTTTTTGGTATCCCACTGCCTCATCGCCTCGCCCCCATCGCCCGCTTCAACCCACCGTCCTGCAGCACAAGCCGGTAATCGTTCCCGCGCTGCACCCTGATCACCCGCCTGCCCATCTGCTCAACCCGAAAGCCGACGTGCAGCAGCTGCACTAGAGCCTGCGCCTGCGCGACGGTCATGCCACACCTCGGCGCGCGCTCTGCCAATCGAACACCACCACCACCCCGCCACCCTCGCGCAGGCGGTCCACGGTGCGGTCGCCCAGGGCGCCGGCCAGCGCCTCGGCGAACAGATTCGAGATCACCAGCGTTGGCTTCATCTCCTCGTAACGGGCGTTGATCACCTCGAACATCACCATCCGCTCGAAGTCCGTGCCGTAGCTCGCGCCAACCTCGTCGAGAATCAGCAGATCCGGCGTGCGGAACATCTCGATCGCCTCCCGCTCGCTCTGCTGCGCCTCCTTGCCATAGCTCGCCTTCACCTGCTGGCACACCCGCGAAACGGTCGTGTACAGCACGCTGCGGCGGTGCTCGACCATCACCACATTGGCGATCGCCGCCGCGAGGTGCGTCTTGCCGTTGCCCACGTGCCCCAGCAGCATCAGGCAACGCGCCGCCGCTGCATTGGCCGGGAAGTCCACGGCGTAGCGCCGTGCTGCAGCCAACGCCACGCGCTGGCCATCGGTCGCGGCCCGGTAGTTCTCGAAGGTCTTGGTCTTGAAGCGCGGCGGGATCAGCGCCTGCCCCAGTTGCCGCTCGAGGCGAGCCGACACCGCTTGGCGTAGCTGCTCGTCGCGCTCTTGCGCCTCGGCAACGGCCTGGGCTTGGCGTGAGCACTCCGGGCAGCCGGAAAGCTGGCCCTCTCGCAGCACCGTCGCGATGTAATCGCCATGGCTCGGGCACTTCGCCGGCTGGGTGCCGGATATCCCGGCGGACTGCTGCAGGCGCGCCAGGCTTGCGCCCAACGGGTTAGAGCTGGAACGTTCCATCGGCATTGGCCTCCAGGCCGGCATGTGGTTCTTGGTTGGCCAGCCCGGTGTGCTGGCTGGTGCGGCCAGGGCGAGTACCCTGGGTGGCAGCAGTGCGCACGGCATTGCGGTGGATCGACGCCACCAGCTCGCGGCACCAGCTGCCCTGGTTGTGCGAGGCGTCGCGGGTCATCCAGTACGACACGAACTCCGCGATGGCCTGCTTGGTCACCTGGTCACCAGGCACGCCGATCAGCTTCAGGTGCGGCGCCAGGCTCACCTCGTCGGGTGCCCAGCCCTCGAACATCTCGAACCGCTGGCGAGCCTCAATTCCCGCTGTCGGGCTCGGCGCCTGTTGTTGTTGTTCTTTATCTCTTCTCTTCTCTTCTTTAGGTAACGCATCTGCTAACGCAGGAGTAACGCTCGCAGCGTTACCTTTGCCGTTACCTTTTTTGTGGCTGGCCACGCGCAGGGCCGTGAGAGAGCGATTCTTGGCGGTCTTGCCGTTATGGCGATCGAAATTCGGGATGCTGATCACCCCGTCCACCTCGAGCAGCCAACCGACCGAAACCATGTGATCGCAGAAGCCGATAACGCCAACCAAACGATCCAGTAACTTTTTGGTAACGCCCGGAGCGTTACCTAGTTCGGTCTGCTGGTCGAACCAGCCCCACACGCGCAGCAGCTTGCCCACCACCGCATCCAGGTCGATGTTCGCCAGGTCAGCGATCTGGCACACCTCGGGCTTATCGAGCGTGGCCAGCTCGAACTTGATCCAGTCACCGGCCATGGCTATCACCACGCGCCACGAAACACACAACGCCAGAACGTGGCGCGCCACATCCTGTGTTGCGGGGAAAAAGGGAAATGCCCATAATCAGGCCTCGTGATGTTGCGTTACATGGAGCCCGGTCTAGCCACCGGGCTTTTTATTGCCCGCGATCCGGGCACTGTATAAATCCCCATCCCTTCCAGCCGTCTGTCGGCTACGGCAGTGGATCGGTAGGATGCGAATCGTGGTCAGGCGGCCGGCTTCTCCACGGCGCTCTCTTCCGGGTAAAGATCGGGCCGCAGCTCATGGCGAGAAATGCCGGAGGCAGACTCGATGGCCAGCACCCGCTCCGCCGGAATGCGCCCCTTGGCGCACATCTGCTGAACGAACTGAGGTGAGCAGCCAATCGCCCGCGCCAATGCGGATTGCGAGCCGACGGCCTGGGCGGCTTTAGTCGCAGCGTTCTGCGTCATGGTTGTGATCTCGCTGGTGAACTACCCCGCAAAGCTACAGCCGAAAATTGTAATTTACAAGCGAGAATTGCAATGCCAGCTACAACCGTTAGTTGTATCGTTGCGCGCATGGAAACCATCGCAAGCCGCATTACGGCGGCCAGAGAGAAACTAGGGCTCAACCAATCCGAGCTGGGCAGGCTGCTTGGTGTCCGCCCGCAGTCGGTGCAAGCGTGGGAGTCGGGCAAGAACATCCCCAGGCACAAGCGCCTGGTCGAGATCGCCCATGCGCTGGGCATCAACCCCTCATCGCTCATTGATCTCTCTGACGAAGAGGAGCCGCTCGACGCTGCTCCAGAGCCAGACGACAGTTTCATCACCAGCCGCATCACCAAGCTGGTAATCGCGCGCCGGCCAGGCATCGGCACCCGCGGTGTGAAGCGCGATATCGCCACCACTTGCGGCGTCAGCTACGAAGCAGTGCGGCAGTGGTTTGCCGGCGACACCGGCAACATCAAGAACGAGAACCTGGCAGCGCTCGCCGAGGGATACGACACCACCGTCGACTGGCTGCTATCAGGAAAGGGCGAGCCACCACGCCGTAAGCAGCCGTCCGGTGCCGCGGAGAAGGTGCTGCAAATGCTGCAGGGCAAGAACCTGCGCCCGGATCAGCTCGAGCGTTTGGAGAAATCCGTCACTGAAACCTTGAACGACACATATCCCACCTCGGCGTCAGCCGATAACGTCATCGTGGCCGACTTCCACCGCCGTCCCACCGGCGGCGATGAGATCCGCATCGCGCACTACGACGTCCAGGGCGCCATGGGTGGCGGCAAGGTAGTGCACGACTTTCCCGAGATGTTCCGCGACGTGACCGTCAGCCAGCAGCACCTGCGTGAGCTCGGCGTCACCTATAAGGATCCGGCCCACCTGAAGCTGATCACCGGCTCAGGCCAGTCCATGGCGCCGACCATCCAAGACAAAGACCCGATGATCATCGACGCCAGCGTGCGTGAGTTCACTGGAGACGGCATCTACGCCTTCGCCTGGCAAGGCCACTTCTACATCAAGCGCCTGCAGATCGCCGATGCAGAGCACTTCGAGATGATCTCTGACAACCCGCAGCACAAAGATCGGGTTATCAGCATCAATGAAGTGTTTGTTCAGGGAAGGATACTTCTCGTGTGGTCAGCGAAACGGGTTTGAGATCACATCATCCGCTTATTACATGACCTCGCCGCTTCCCGGACACGGACAGTATTCAAGCTGATGTTGAGAGGTAACCTTTAGAAATGGGTACCAAATCACTGGTAATCCTCTGCTCCAGCAATGTTTTCATTATGCTCATAATGGCCACTTTCTCGAGGGAGTTTGTAGATTTTTGGAGCTGTGAAGCTAACTCAATTATGGTTTGTCCAATTTCAATCGATTCAATTTGGTAGCCTGCAAAGTCGAATACAAATCTGAGCAGCCCGCAAATCTCAATCAACTGCCTACCTTCTTTAGATATAGGCAGATAAAGAACCGCTTCTCGGATCACCCTTATATGATCCGCGTAATTATGCAGGTGAGGATGGCAAATAATATAGTCATCAGGCGCATCTGGAAAGGTTGTGCGCCCCTTATTGGTTAGTACATTTTTTGCCCGCTTGATATTATTACAGTCTTTGCAACTTACGCAGAGATTCTTGGGCTCAAACATAAACTGAGGATATTGATCCTTGCATAGAATATGCTCTGTATCCCAGGCCGCATTATGTTTAACAACAACTTTTTGCCTGCAATAGGCGCATCGGAAATCTTGAGCTTTTAAATAGTGCTTTTTTATCACTTTCTTTAGAGCTATTAAATCCTTGTCACCTTTAACCTCCCACTGACATCCAGATTTATCTTCGGTTTTTTTCTTACCGAAAGCATCCACGTAATCCTTTGCCTTGCCCGAATACTCTACTTGCGCAAGATAATACACAGTTTTCTTAATATTGTTCTTGGCCACGAATCGACTCCTCCAAAAGCACGATTAAGTCAAGAACGGGATCACCATGATTGATGCTTTCCTTTAAACCAATGACATTTGCAATAAAATCCCTATTTTCATTGCTTAGTTCCTTGCCCGATGAAAGCGATACCAATATAGAAAGAAGCTCCCTCATCAGGTATTCATTCTTAAATCCAGGCGTATTAAAAACTTCGGCCAACTGAAAATCCGCCGACCTATTATTGTATTTTACCGCATCCTCAATTTGGCCGTCGTGCATGGTAAGTACAAAGCAATTCTTACTTCCCAGGCGAGAAACTATCTGAGGAGAGTGAGTCGCGATTATAAACTGGCAAGACCTGAAGTCTCTGAATGTCAACATCAACAACTCGATGAATTTTTCTTGCCACTCAGGATGCAGACATATCTCGGGCTCATCAATGCAAATTAAAGATCCGTCTTTTATCCGTGCAGCGATTCCGAGCATTGTCAAAACAACGCATTGCTCACCAGAGCTAGCATCACTTATTTTGAATTCTCGCTCATCGCTTTTTTTCTGCAGCGATAATGACCTTAGCTTCAACACACCGCACTCAATCAAAGTCACGGCACTAACATCAATTGGAAGGCCAGACGCAAGATCAATAACACCTAATTCAGAAATCTCAATATCTAATCCTACTCCACGCGAGACTGTCACATAATGACTAATAGCACTCGCAACTTCCTCCCTATATCCAGGAGCAGAATCCTCCAATCTGTGCATTAATCGCCTAGCTTCGTTACCCCAGCGCTGGATATCGACTTGATCCATTATTAGGTTACCAGCAGCCAGTTTATTCAATGTGGGCGTCGTAATCTCACATCTAAATTTAGCTCTGATTCCTTTCTTGAACCCTAAATAGTCCAGCACATCAAGAACAGTAATCAATCGTTCAGAATTGTTATCAAGAGCCCTTATTAGCGACGACATTGTCCTAACCATGTAGGACATACCCAAGTTCACACTAAAGATCCCTCGCAGCCCTTGGTAGAAATAGTAATCGCGTACATTAATTAATCTTTCGCTCTGCCGCTCGAAGGGTGAATCAACAAGTTCAAAACGGTCAAAGGGGCTTGTTGAAACAGCAATGACGCTAGAGGGCAACGATTGGCCATCTAGAGACTTGCCGCACAGTCTGGCATTAAGACAGCTGTCAATGAGCTGTCTAAGCATCCTGCTCTTACCGGATCCATTTTTACCTATTATTGTAGTGAAAGTATTCTGATTTAGATCCACACCATCAGTTATGAAGGAATGATCCATCCCATTAAACTTAAATTTTTTAATCAAGAAATTACATCCTGTAATATAGGTACTTTTTTCAAAGTGTTATGAGCGCGTCACGAATTTAGTTAGAAAACGCCTTTGGCTGGCGATGCGCCATAATGGAACTATAGGGGCATAGTCTGACACCAATCAACTAATACTTGTTTTCAGGAGCTGATCATGTGCGGCCGCTTCGTCCAATCGCTATCCCCCGCCGAATACGCCCAGAGCCTGAACCTCGACCTGTTCGATACTGCGCCCGTCGGCCGCTATAACGTGGCGCCCACCACCGGCGTGCACGTCATCCACCAGGTGGGTGATCGCTACCGAGACTCGGTGGTGCCCTGGGGCTGGAAGCCGCACTGGGCAACCGGTGGCCGGCCTGGTCCGATCAACGCACGCCTTGAAACGGTTGCCACCAAACCCTTCTTCCGCCCGATCTGGAAGAGCGGCCGTTGCATTGTCGGCGCAGATGGTTGGTACGAATGGAAGACGGACCCGGAAGACAAGAAGCGCAAGCAACCTTACTTCATCCGCCTCAAGTCCGGCGAGCCGCTGCTGTTCGCGTGCATCGGCCAATTACCCCACGGCGACGAGGATCCCAGCGCCAGCGATGGCTTCGTCATCCTCACCGGGGCCGCCGACGCCGGCCTGGTCGACGTGCACGACCGCAAGCCGCTGGTGCTCTCGCCGGACTTCTCCCTGAGCTGGCTGTCCGGCGACACCTCGGCGGACGATGCCCTCCACATCGCCGAGCACCAGGAGCTGCCCGCCGAATCGTTCGAGTGGTACCCGGTCAGCCGGGAAGTCGGCAACGTGCGCAACAAGGGCGCGCACCTGATCGAGCCGATCGACGACCCGCTGCTATGACTGCACGCGCAGCAACTGGTCGAGCCGCGTGGTGTAACTCTGGCTCATCAGGTCCCGCCGCATGCCCCACTCCGGCGTGGCGGGCACGCCTGCCGGGCGCAGCGTGCCACGGCCCCACCGGGCGTTGATGCTATCCAGCACGCCCATCACCCGCTCCGTCGCCGCCGGCTGCACCGGCGCGAACAGGTCGTCGGTGTACTCGCCACGCTGCCGCAGGTCCAGCAGCAGGATCTCAGCCTTGCTGAAGGCGTAACCAGGCCGATAGAGCGCCTCCAGCCCCTGCACCGCAGCCTTGGTGATCAGCCGCGTGTCGTCCGTCGGGTATGGCAGCTCCATCACCTGCCCGCGGGCGAACTTCGGCTCGTCCGGGTTGAACATGCCGGTGCGGATGCTCACCCGCACGCGCTTGCAGCTGGAGCCCTGGCTGCGCAACTTCTCGCTGGCCCGCGTGGCATAGGTGGCCACGGCCTCGCGGATCGGCGCCAGCTCCTTCAGCCGCTTGCCGAACATGCGGCTGCAGCAGATCTCCTGCTTCGGCGGCGCCGCTTCTTCCAGTTCCAGGCACGAGGTACCGCGCAGTTCCCGTGCTGTTTTCTCCACCACCACGCTGAACTTCGAGCGCAGCGTCCAGGCATCCGCCTGGGCCAGGTCCCAGGCCGTTTTTATGTTCATCGCCTGCAGGTGCTCGGTCATGCGCCGGCCAATCCCCCACACCTCGCTCACATCCACAGCGCGCAGCAGTTTGTCGCGCCGCTCCGGGTCGAGAATATCCACTACTCCGCCCGTCTGCCGCTGCCAACGCTTGGCCGCGTGGTTCGCCAGCTTGGCCAGCGTCTTGGTGCCGGCGATGCCTACGCCGGTCGGGATGCCCGTCAGCTTCAGCACCTGGGCGCGCAGCGTTCGCCCCAGCGCCTCCACCTGCCCGCGCGGTATGCCCGTGAGTTCCGCAAAGGCCTCGTCGATGCTGTACACCTCGAGTGCCGGCACCAGACCCTCGATTACCGTCATCACCCGCTGGCTCATGTCGCCATACAGCGCGTAGTTGGAACTGAACGCCAGAATGCCGTGCTGCTCCAGCACGTCGCGGATCTGGAAGTAAGGCGCGCCCATCTTCACGAACGGTTTGGCGTCGGCGCTACGCGCGATCACGCAGCCGTCATTATTGCTCAGCACCACGATTGGCGTGCGCTGCAGGTCAGGCCGGAACACCCGCTCGCAGCTGGCGTAAAACGAATTGCAGTCGATCAGCGCGAATACCCGGTCAGCCAACGTCGTGGCACCTCACGCTGAAGCGCACTACGCCCCATATCGCCAGCTCGTCGCCGTCCAGAATGTAGCGCGGCGCGTATTCCGGGTTCTCCGAACGCAGGACGATCTGGTTGTTCTCCCGGCAGAACCGCTTGGCGATCGGCTCACCGTTGAGGGCGGCGACCACGATATCCCTGGGTTTGGCCTCGGACGAGCGGTCCACCACCAGCAGGTCACCGTCGAAGATGCCGGCGCCTTTCAAGCTCTCCCCGCACACGCGCACCAGGTAGGTATGCGGCGCGCGAAGCTGGAACAGCTCGTCGAGCGAGATCTCCTGCTCCAGGTGATCCTGTGCCGGGCTGGGAAAGCCAGCCGGCACCTTGAACGAATACAGCGGCAGCTTGGCGCCCGGGGCGAATGCCCCACCAACCACTTTCACGCCATCGATAATTGCCATTTACACCAAACCTCGAAGCACGCGCCGTCAGAACGGAGCAGCCTCCTCATCAGCCGTAGCTGCACCGCCCTCTTCCCTGTCGAACACCGCGTCCATATCGCCTGGCTTCTCCCACTGCAGGATCACCGACCCCTCATCGTCGAAATCCATCTGCAGGCCGTCCGTCTCGGCCAGCAGATCCATGATCGTGCCCCAAGCCTCTTCCTCGTCCGTGTCCAGCCGGTGAATTCGCACCCGCCTGCCCAGCTGCGCAATAGGCGAATTGATCATCGCTGACACCCGCAACCCCAGTATCTCCGAGCCCGTCAGCGGCTCCTGTTCGGTTTTCAACATCACGTTCTGCGCTGCCATAAACACCTCCAGATTACTGTATAGACATACAGTATTTCACAGCCGCGACCTTGCTCAAGGGGTACTACTACAATTATCGCTTGCATATGAATTACAATTTTCGCTTGCAGAGTACAATTTTCAGTTGTAGATTAAATCCATCGCAGCGCAAAACACCGCGCCGATACAAGCCGGACACGCCGGAACGCATGGGAAGAGCGATAGAACCCACCAGCCTCCTAACCGGAGACCGACTGGTAGCCATAAGCGGCCACAGAGCCGCGGGATCTTTGACATGAACGACGCCGCGCAAGAGGCCAGTAGCTGCGCGCGGCGATGAAAGATTTCACTGAAGCACCTTGGCGACAGGGTGCTTTGGGAAATCCAACCGGAGAACCGAAATGGCACTCGATCACGGAGTTCTGAATATTCCGCTGAACAAGCGCGGTGACATCGACGCAGAGATTGACGGCTACAAGGCAACTGAGGCGGCCAACAAAAAGAAGGCGAACAAGGCATTCAAGGCTGAGCGGGATGAGCTGCGAGCAGCTGCAAAAACCGCCGTCGCTGAGCTGCCAGACGATTGGTTTGCCTGGCACGCCAAACGCCTGGGCGTCACAAAGGCATCGCTCCGCAGTCACGTAAAGAGCGAGGCTCACTGGAACTCAAGCACCGCTCTGAAAATGATCCGCGGCGCCAGTGATTTGTACCGCGCTCACCTCGCCCAGGCCGACAAGCCGGAAGCCTAAACCACACCGCAACCGCATCGGCCAGCCGCCAAGCCTGCGCTATTCACGCAGGGTTTGGTCACCCGCGCTTGGCGGCTGGGCCAATGCGGTTACCCACGACAAGGAAGCACCATGCCCAACACCATCACCGTCGCCGGCTGGAAGGGCCGGCTCGATGCAGGCCTGCCGCGCCGCCAGCTCGAAGCCGTGCTGCTGGCCGCCGAGGACAAAACCGCCAAGGAAATCGCCCGCGCCATGACCATCAGCCCCGACGGCGCGCGCCAGCTGCTCGACGCCGCCCGCTTCAAGCTCGGCATGCAGCGCACCACCCGCGGCACCGTGCTCGAAGCCTGGAAGCGCGGAATCATCGCCCCGCTCGCAATCGCCCTGCTGCTGGGCAGCGGCCACCACCAACCCACCAACCCCATCCGCCGCCCCACCGGGCCGCGCACCACCTACCAGGTGCGCGTGGCCCGAAAAGTGGACGAGCTGGCGTTCGTTGCCTGAGGCAAGGAGATCGTCATGAGTGCTGTTGATCAAGAGCGCGCCCTGTTCGAGCAAGCGTATGCGGCTGAATACCGAAAAATCAGAGTAGTAGATGACTTCACTGCCGACACTCTTGTGTCGATGCGTACCGGAGAAACGTACGGTGACCGGGCTTATCTGAATGGGCAGTGGAAAGGCTGGCAGCTTCGCGCTCAGCAGCCTTACCCGAATAATGCGGCGAATGCATTTTCCTATGTAGAGGTACGCCAGTGCGACGAATGCCTGCACAGCGGCCTTAACGACGCGGCAACCGGTGAAGCTGCATGTCACGATTGTGACTGGACTGGTCCCGATCCAGCTGCTGACAAGTGCCCAGGCTGTCAGAGTGAAAACTGCATGGCAGCAGCATGTCCAAAATGCGGCGCCCGGTACGTCCTGTTGGTCAGCGAACATATCGAAGCCAACCGCGACCACCAGGGAGAGCAACCATGACCCCAACCCTGCACCCCATCACCCAAGCCCTCGAAACCCTCCACCCCCTCCTGCGCGCCACCCACTACGTCCTCGACCTCGAAACCCTCGGCGAAGGCCCCAACGCTGCCATCGCCACCATCGGCTGCGTGCGCATCGAGAACGGCGTCATCGGCGACGGCCTCTACATCCGCGTCGACGTAGACAGCGCCATCGGCTTCGGCGGCGAAACCGACGCCAGCACCATCGACTTCTGGCTCAGGCAGAGCGAGGAAGCGCAGCGCGAGATCCACCACGGTTTCAACCGCGTCAAGATCAACAACGCCCTCATCCAGCTGGCCGACTTCATCGACAGGCCCGCCGCCATCTACGGCGAAACCTACGTGTGGGGCAACGGCGCAACTTTCGACAACGTCATCATCAGCACCGCCTTCCGACGCGCCCACATCCCACGCCCCTGGCAGAACCGGAACGACCGCGACCTGCGCACCATCACCGACCTCTACCCCGAGGCCAAGAAAAGCGTGCCGTTCGTTGGCCTCAAGCACCACGCCCTCGACGACGCCATGCACGAAGCCCGCATCCTCGTGGCCGCCCTCAAACTGCACATCGCAAGGAGCCCAGCATGAACGCATTCCAACGCGCCCGCGCCACTCTCGACGCCATCCCGGCACTCCTGCGCCGCAGCGCCGAGGCCCGCAAGCAAACCCAGCAGCGCATCGCCATCAAGCCCCGCGCAACCCAGCTGATCGCCACCGGCAGCGGCATGGTGCGCGTCGTCGACGCCGACACCGGCCGCGTGCTCGGCTTCCGCGAAACCATCAAGGAAGCCCGCTGGCTGCAGCAGCAGCTCGAAGGCGCCCAACCCCTGGAGGCCTGACCATGATCGACGCACCCAGCCTGCAGCCCCGCGCCCAACAAAGCGCTGAGCTCGCCGCCCTCATGGCCACCTACGAGCGCCAGCACGGCCCCGTGCAAACGCTGCCCATCGTCACCGCCGGCAACAAGCAACTGCCCTTCGTCATCACCAGCCCCGGCAAGCCGAAGGCCAAACCCAGCCCCGCCCTTCGCCAGCTGGATCACAAGCGCGTCGAGCTCAACACCGCCAAAAAGCGCAAGGCCGCCGAGCGCCTGGCCATCCTGCAGCGCATGGCACCCGCCGGCGCCAGCATCAACGACATGTGCGACGCCACCGTCCTGAGCCCCAAGACCGTGATGGACCGCCTGCGCGATCACCGCATCAAGCGTGGGCCGAAGATGAATCTGGAGGCGTGAGTCGCACGCACGGAGCAACGCATGAAGAAGTTCTACTACCAGATCAAAGGCCGCCAGCCGGCCGGCCCTAACCGAGAGGCCGAATGGGCTTGGCCTCCAGTGTTCAGCGGCATGGTCGAGGCAGTCGACCGTAAGCAGGCGAAGGCACAGATCGAAGAGCTCTACGAGCGACAGTTTCCGATGCGCGTCCTGCGCACCGACATGAACGATCACGCCTACCTGCTCAACATCCAGGAGCTGACCGAGAAGGACACCTACCTGCTGCGCCGCTTCGAAGACACAGCATGCAAGGAATGCGGCACGGTCTTTCGGCTGATCGACAAGTACAACGACCCCAACACCGAAACCACCAGCCACGACTACTGCACTGAAGCGTGCAAAAAGGCGGCGCGTGAGCGCGAGCTGTCGGAGTTCCGGCTGGTCAATGACGGTTTGGCACCTCCAGTGATCTACCAGGTACGCCAGCGATCGACCGGGCGAGTCTACGTCGGCCAGACCACGCAGGCATTCACCCTGCGCTGGTGGCAGCACCTGAGCAACCCTAGCGCCTGCAAGTTTCATATGGCGCTGAGGAGCACTGACATCACCGACTGGGAGTTCTCGGTGATCGAGGTCATCACCTACCCCGCGGACTGTGACAACCGGGCCGCATATATCACCCAGCGCGAAGCGCACTGGGTAAACGAGCTCAAGGCGGTCGAGACAGGTTTCAACACTGTGCGCCCGGTGATCATCGTCGACACGCGCCAGGGCGAAATATTCGCCAAGGAGGCCTAATGCCCCAATCCCAAAAGGACCGCGACGCCAAGGCCGAAGCCAAGCGCAAGGCCCTGGGCGAGGAAGAGCTGCGCCACCGCGTGCGGCCCGGCACCAAGGCCAAGCTCGCCGAGCTCATGGCCTGGCACGGCATCACCGAAAAGGCTGAAGCCGTGCAACTGCTCATCCTCAACGCCCACGCCCTGGGCCCGGAAGCATCCGCCGCCGCCCTCGCCCTACCGCGCCACGAAATACAGCTATCGGAAAGCGTGGCGCGGCGCTTCAAAGAAGAGAGCGAGCCGGAGCTGCGGCGGGATCCGGGGGATTAAAGCTTCAGCCTCTGCTTCCACGGGGGTGATCAACCGGAACCGGCTCGTCTCCCCAGTAGAGGCTATTCAGCTCGTCAATCAAAACGCCTTCTTCTTCGAAAAGCTCTCTGAAGCGGGTCATATCGTTCGCCATAAGCGCCTCGACTACCTGCTTATGTTTTTGATCTAGGCGGCGGACGATTTCTTCCTTCGTTGACATATAAGTCTCCTTGATCCGGCCCAACGCCGGTCTCCTGTAATAGCCCATCCCATTCCAATTCGCCACCACGCCGCATCCAGCCATGGAGGCCGGCACCTGCACGACTGGAGCAAAACATGACTTCACTGAAGAAGCCCGCACCCTTCGATTTCAAGACCCAGTACAGCCTGGGCTTCACCAGCCAGGACGATGAGATTGTCGTCGATTTCTTCTGCGGTGGCGGCGGCGCCGGCACTGGGTTGGAAATGGGCCTTGGTCGACCAGTGACGGTCGCCAAGAACCACAGCCCGGCGGCGATCAGCATGCACACCGCCAACCACCCGCACGCCCGCCACTACACCACCGACGTGTTCGATGGTGATCCCGACGAGGAATGCCAAGGCCGTGCAGTGGGCTGGTTCCACATGAGCCCGGACTGCACGCACCACAGTCAGGCGGCGGGCGGCCAGCCGCGCAAGCGCGAGATACGCAACCTATCGTGGATCGGCATCAAGTGGGCCGGCAAGAAGCGTCCCCGGGTGATCAGCCTGGAGAACGTGAAGCAGATCCTGCAATGGGGCCGCCTGATCGCCAAGCGCTGCAAGGCCACTGGCCGGGTGGTAAAGCTCGATGGCAGCGTGGCTGCACCTGCCGAGCGCGTGCCGGTACACCAGCAGTTTCTGGTGCCAGACCCGAAACGCCGCGGCACCACCTGGCGCCGCTTCGTGCAGCTGCTGGAGGCAATGGGCTACTCGGTCGAATGGCGCATCATCAAGGCCTGCGACTTCGGCGCACCGACCAGCCGCGAGCGACTTTTTATGATTGCCCGCTGCGATGGCCAGCCAATCGTCTGGCCGGAGCCGACCCACGCGAAGAAACCCGCCAAGGGTCAATTGCCCTGGCGCACCGCTGCCGAGTGCATCGACTGGTCCCTGCCCAGCCAGAGCATCTTCGGCCGCAAGAAGCCACTGGCCGACGCCACCCTTCGCCGCGTCGCCAAGGGCATGAAGAAGTTCGTGATCGATAGCGCACAGCCTTTCATCGTGCCGATCGCCAATTGGTCAGGCGCCAGCGTTCAGCCTGGCAATGAGCCGCTGCGCACAGTCACAGCCTGGCCGCGCGGCGGATCGTTCGCCATGGCCAGCCCTACCCTCGTGCAGACAGGATACGGCGAGCGCGAGGGGCAGCAGCCTCGAGTGCCTGGCCTGGATCAGCCGCTCGGCACTGTTGTCGCAGGCGGGGCCAAGCATGCACTGACTAGCGCAGTGATCATGCCGGCAACTCACCACGGATCAGATCGGGTGAATGACCCTGCCGAGCCTCTGCCGACTGTAACTGCGGCGAATCGCGGCGAGTTAATGATGGCCAGCCCGGTGATGGTCGGGGCCGGCGGCCCCGTCTACGCCGGCAAGCCCACGCATTGCGGCCAACCAATCGGAACTCTGATGGCTCAAAGTCACCGTGCGGTCGCAACAGCTTTCATGGCCCAGGCCAATGGCGGCTTTAACACCACCCACGCCAAGGGTATGGATGAGCCGATGACCACGGTGACCAACACCGGCAGCCAGCAGCAGCTGGTCACCGCCAGCCTGCTTCACCTGCGCGGCAACTGCGATGCACGGTACGCGGCTGATCCGCTGCACACCATCAGCGCCGGCGGCACTCACCACGGGCTGATATCGGCGTTCCTGGAGCGTCAGTTCGGCGCCAGCATCGGCCAACCGGCAGACGAACCGGCGCCAACTGTCACCGCCGGCGGTGGCGGCAAAAGCTCCATAGTAGAGCTGAAGCTGTCGCCAGAGCACGAAGCCGGTGCGCTACGGGTCGCCGCATTCCTGATCAGCTACTACGGCACCGAGAACATGAGCAGTTGCGCCAGCCCGGCGCCCACGGTCACCACCAAGGATCGTCTCGGCCTGGTCACGGTTATGGTCCAGGGCACGCCGTACGTGATCGTCGACATCTGCCTGCGCATGCTGCAGCCGCACGAGCTGTATCGCGCCCAAGGCTTCCCTGCCGACTACATCATCGACAAGGGCGCCGACGGCAAGCGGTTCACCAAAACTGAGCAGGTGCACATGTGCGGCAACAGCGTCAGCCCGCCGCCGATGGCCGCGATCGCCCGGGCGAATAATCCCTGGGCAGGCTGGCTCGCTCCGTGCAAGATTCCTGCATAAGCTGGGAGCCATGAACAGGATGCAAGCCAACCATATTTCTATGACGTAGATTAGAGGTAACCGAGATATTTCAAACTAAGGAAAACAGCATATACAGACAAAAGGATTGGAAACAATATATCGGAGATCAACACTCTTAAATTTTGCGACCTATTGAATAATCGATACTTTGAGTCGAAGCTTGCAATAGACTCGAGCAACACCGAATCCATGGGAATTACTTTTGCGAGACGAATCTCGGTAATTACTGATTCAACGGAATGTCCATATTCCCTGAATCTCGATGTAAAGTCCCCCAACCCTGAGGTCACTTCCTGCCCAGACTCTAATCTTGCGCAAAACTCATCATGGGCCTGTTGAATTAACTCGGCGAGTTCAGAGTGCTGAGTTTCAAGCATTTCCGCTAACTGACGATATGATTGCAGCGAGCGTGCCTGCGATACCCACCAAGAGTACAGGCTTAGCTGCGATGGGTTCGCAAACTCACCATCCGAGCTTCTTCTATGCGATATAGCCGGATGAAAGGCAACATTTACGCCGGTCACTCTAATGAGAAACTGCATCCATGTGTCATAGCAATACCAAAGATAATGGAAAAAAGACAAAAACTGTAAGAAAAATATGAAACCAATTAGTTTTCCGGAAGAAAAACCACTGAATGAAACGCCAAAAAAAGCAAGGTTTTTAGCTTCCACCTCACCCATGACTAATACGACAAGCAACAAAGAGAGAATGATTAAAGTCTTTTTAATTTTCGCCGCAGAATCTGGCAACTCAAAGATGATACATTCCTTCATAAGGCTCTGAGCGGCCCTAGTCGTATAATCCATATTAGCACCTAGGGTGAGAAGATTAACGTTAGAAAAAATTAATTCCTGAATCGCAGCTGGGCGAAAATTAAGGGTTCGAGAGATGCTCGACTGCCCAGATCTCTAGAGTAAATCCTAAAGCGGAAACTGCTGCTTTGCTAGACATAGCAACAGACGTGCCTTTTTCGCATGCCGAAATAGTAGAGCCGAGTGTTCTAGAACCTGTGAAATGACGCCTGACCCGCAAGATTTCTAGCAGGTCATGCCGCCAGACTGTTAAAGCGCCAGCCCGCGAGCAGCCACAGCAGCAAGCTGAGTCGGATTACCTCGACGGCCTCAAGACCGGCACCCGCTGAGCAGCAGATGAACAGCCCTCGACGCCCAGCCAAAGCCGAACCTAGAATACTGGTCATCCATACAGTTATTGACGGTTCGGCCATGCAATACGAAGTGCTCCCCCTCTTCGAGCGCGGCAAGCGCAAGCCCAAGAAGGCCTACAGCAGCGCGCCGCGCATCAGCGCCTGCGTGCAGATGAACAAGTCGATGCAGACGCCCCTGGGCCGCGAGGCCACCGTCGCCCACGCCTACACCGGCCCAGGCGTATCTGACCTGCCCGAGCTCTACGACGCCCAGGTCAAAAGCATCGCCGTGCTCGCATTCACCATCGAGGGCATCGAGTTCGTCGACGGCCAGATGTACCAGCAGGCCTGGCACTGCCGCACGCCAGAAGACAAGATCCAGGTGCCCTGGACCCTCTGCCCCCGCGGCCCGCTGGACGAGCTGCTATAGCGGTCATGCTGCCAGGATGATCAGCAGGTTCGTCGGTGACAGCCGCGGAACCATCTCCCGCACCTCGGCTGGGGTGTCCGGCTTGAAGAACACCAGGTAACCGCTGCCGTCCTCGTAGGACCTGGCATGCGTCACCCAGTCCCTGACCAAGCTCAGGTCAAGGCCCGTATCGCGGGCGATCTTCTCCGGGGTGATGGGTTCGTCGATGACGGCAAAAGCAGATGCGCTGTTCGGCATATCGAGCTCCTTCTCGTGGGTGATCCTGCACCAATCCTAGCCAGCCTCCTCATCGGCGCAACGCCGAAGTAGTAGCCAATTGCTACAAGCCCCCCTGCACGCCGCATCCGCCGGCCTGCAGCATTCCAAATTCCACACCAACCATGGCCGCTCTCGCGGCGAGGTGAACCTATGTCCGCACCACACCTGCAACACCTGGCCGCACTGATCGCCAACGACGGCCACGCCGCCAGCTTCCAGAGCCTGGGGCAGTACCGAACCGCACTGCTGAAAGAGATTGCCCAGGCCAGCGCCGCGCCTGAGCAGGAGCCGGTGGCTTGGGCAATCTGTCACGAACCCGGGAAAGTCCACGACCTGAGCGCCACCTACTCCAACAAGCGAGCTGCGAATGCGCACGTTGCTGGATATCGCGGCGATGGTTGCCCTGAGCTGCACATTACGCCGCTCTACACCCACGCCGAACCGTCCGAGGTGGCGCAGTTGCGGGCTGAGAACGCACGACTTACCAACCAGCGCGACGCCATCCTGCTACAGGCCCGGGTATGGGCTGGAGAGGCGAAAACCCAGCAGGCAATCACCCGCGAAGTCGGCGAGATCCTGGGCGGCATTCCAAGCTGGGGCCCGATCGCTGCCGGCGTCGAGGCGATGCGCCGGCAACTTGCCGAGGCCCGTGATCAGCAGGAAAAACAGGTTCCCCTGTACGAGGCAATAAACTGGGCGGCTGGCGTACTTCCCGAGGGCTGGAGCATCTGCCTGAACATTGAGCGAGATGGCGGATGTGTTGAGCTGTTCGACGAGACCGGTAACCAAATCGAGAATTTTGCGAGCAACAATGAACGACTGGATTACACGGTCAACGATGCAGTGGAGCACGCACTTGAGGCAGCGAGCGGTGTTGAAGGGGGGGCAGCCTGATGCCCAGGTACCGGATCATCCATATCAAGAAAAAAGGGATCGACCCGTGCTGCTGGCAGGCCCAGGAGCGCACGTGGCTTTTCTTCTGGCGAAACATCTGCGGCGCCACCGCGAGCGCGACGACGCAAGGCAACCAGATCCTGCTCCACATCATGAAGATGAAGCGATGACCAGCCCCACCTACTGCCGCGGCACCGGCCTGAAAGTCATCGACTGCACCTGCCTGCGCTGCACCCCACCCGCCAAACCCTGAACACACCCCTCAACCAGGCTGCCGGCCCCGCCGGCGGTGAGGCCTCGTCATGCCCATGCACCTGATCTACATCGCTGGCCCGTACCGCGGGCCGGACCGGGTAGCCATTACCTGCAACATCGCCAACGCCCGGGCCATCGCCGTCCAGGCTGCCGCCCAAGGCTGGTTCCCCGTGTGCCCGCACCTCAACACCGCTCATATGGAAGAGCAGCTCGACCACCTCGACGACTTCTGGCTGGCCGGCACCATGCTGCTGATGGAGAAGTGTGCCGCCGTCGTCCTGGTGCCTGGCTGGCAGAACAGCACCGGCACCCTCGCCGAAGTCGCCCGCGCCAAGCAACTCGGCATCCCCGTCTTCACCAACCACAAATTCCTGATCGACGCGGACGAGTTTCGCGCGCCAACACCCACCAACCAGCCCGCCCTGGCAGCCCAGGCCTGAGGAGTCGCTATGTCAGCAATCAAGGAAAGACCCATCCTGTTCAGCGGCCCCATGGTCCGCGCCATTCTCGACGGTCGGAAAACGGTCACGCGCCGACCAGTCAAAGGCCTGCAGATTCCGAAGGAAGATCCGGCGATGGGCGAGACCCGCCAGCGCTGGAGCGCTGTAGGTCAACGTGATCCGCGCTACGGATTCTGTGTATTTGGCGAAACGGAACAGGCTTGCGCCATGGAGCTCGGCGAGTTCGGCGCATGCCCATACGGGCATTACGGCGAGAGGCTGTGGGTGCGCGAGACGACGGAGATCGATGAGCAAACGTGCGACAGGGTGGCGCTGTCCCGATACGCGGCCGACCAACAGCCGGTTCTCTATTCAGGCTGTGAAAATCCTGACTACACCGGCAGTGTCGCCCACTGGGACTACCCGCGTCGCTCACGCCCCAGCATCCACATGCCCCGTTGGTCTAGCCGCCTCCTGCTGGAGATCACCTCGGTGCGTGTGGAGCGGCTGCAGGACATCAGTGAAGAACAGGCCGAGGCGGAAGGGGTGGATTTCCTTCGGCACGCCCCAGAGGCCGACGAGACGCTTACAGCAAAGCAGCTGTTCGAGTGTTTGTGGTCCGGGATCAATGGCGATGCCTCGTGGAAGGCCAACCCCTGGGTCTGGGTCGTCGCATTCAAACGCATCGAACAATAACCCCACGCCCCGGCCACGGCCGGGATCGAGGTCGCCATGAAAAAAGAGCTGATCAAAATCAGTGAGTTCCGCCGGCGCCGGTGGGGCGACAACGGCACACCGATGTGCTCGCAGGCCATCCGCAACCAGTTGCGCAATGGCGAGTTGCCGGGCGAGCAGATTGGCAAGCTGTGGTATGTAGACTGGACGGCCTTCAGCCGTTCGAACGGCAACGATCTGGTTGCCATGGTGTTGAAAGGAGCCGCCTGATGGTACCGCGCCCGCGTAACAAGGCTAGCAAGGGACTGCCCCCCAACCTCTATCTGGACGAGCGCCGTGGAACATTCCGGTACCGGCGGCCCACCGACGGCAAGTGGTTCCAGTTCGGGGCCGACCGCGCCAAGGCCATCGATGCCGCCAAGCAGCTGAACAGTGCCTTCATGCAGGGCGGCGACCTAGTGGCCAAGGTGCAGGGCCTGGCCGCTGACCTGTTCAGCGTCTTCCTCGACAACTACGAGAACGAAGTGCTGCCACCGCGCAGCCTCGCCAAGGGTACGCTGGACCTGTACGCGGTGCGCTTCCGGCAGTTCCGGGCGGCCTTCGAAGGCAAGGCAATCGACCAGATCACCATCCGCATGGTGGCCGAGTTTCTGGACACGCTCACGCCCAGGGCGTCAAACCAGGCGCGGGCGCTGCTGGTCGACATCTTCAACCACGCGATCGCCAAAGGGCTGTGCCCGGACAACCCAGCCGCCAACACCATCGCCAAGCTGGAAACCAAACAGCGCAAGCGACACACAGTGGAAGGCCTGGCGGCCATCCGCAAGGCAGCGCCAGCCTGGCTGCAGCACGCGATCGACCTGGCACTGATCACCGCCCAGCGCCGCACGGACATCCTGGCGATGCGCTTCGAAGACGTGCGCGATGGCCACCTGTACGTGGTGCAGCAGAAAACGGCCAAGGCCAGCGACGCGGCGTGGATTCGTTTCGCGCTGACGCCACAGCTGCAGGCAGTGATCAGCCGCTGCCGTGACAACGTGCCGTCACCCTACCTGGTGCACCGCCGTCCGGAGCGCAAAAGGCAAAAGCAGGCCGAGCAAAAAGCGCACTGGACGAAGATCGAGGAGCGTTACCTGACGAGGGCATTCAAGGAAGCACGGGAGGCAGCAGGCTGTTACGCGAGCTGGAAGGAGGAGGAACAACCAGGGTTCCACGAGATACGCGCCCTGTCCCTGCACCTCTACAAGAAGGCCGGGAAAGACGGTCAGAAGATCGCCGGGCATGCCAGCGAGGAGATGACGAAAAACTACCAGCGCGACCACGCCGATGTGGTCTGGTCTGAGGCGATTCCAGATCTGGATATCAGCTCTATCGCGGGATAGTTTTGCGCAGGTTTTGCGCCAGTTTTGCGCAAGCCCTGAAATGAAAAAATCCAAGCACCGCTAAGTGCTTGGATTTTCTAGGGTATTTTGGTCGGGACGGAGTGATTCGAACACTCGACCCCTTGCACCCCATGCAAGTGCGCTACCGGGCTGCGCTACGCCCCGACGATGTTGCTAGTGCCTTCGGGGTTAGCCGAAAGCGGGAGAG